AGTCTGTTTTTTCAAAAAAAGCCAATGAAATAAACACGCCTGAAAGTATCCAAAGTGCTGTATCCATTGGCTCTAACACAACGAAACCAAAGCAAAAGAAGATCAAAGCCTTCAATAGATTAGATTGAAAAAATCTTTTTGGTTCCATATATTAAATAGTATGTTTTATTGGTTTACACAGGCAAATCCACCTACTTTATCAATCTCAATCGTTACATCAGCCACATCCTTTAGGCTATCAACGTGAGAAATAAGCAAAACTGTTTGGTAATAAGACTTTACCATATCCATAATCCTGATAAAACCTTCCATGTTTTCTGCGTCTAGGGCAGTGGCTGGTTCGTCTAGAATGAAAATAGATCCTTTTGGTAGGGATGAGACGGACAAAAGAGCCAAACGGATTGCCATAGCGGTTATAGTCTTCTCAGCACCAGATCCCATTTCAATAGGTCTAGCCTCATACTTAGGGTGTTTGATATAGATGTCTAGTTTGTTTGCTTCGCTTTCAAAAAATACCTCAAAGTCAACAACATTAGCTAAAACTTTGCTAATCTCATCGTTGATTACTGGTAGTTTCTTCTTAATAACGTCTAGCGAGATGCCGTTGGTGTGCATACACCGCATGAAAAGATCGTATGCTGCGTAACTGTCGCGAAGACTTTCCATTTCTTCTTGTTGTGAAACAAGGTTTTCAAGCTTTTGCTCTAAGGACCCGCGCTCTTTGATAAGCTCAACAATTTCCTCGTTGCAGTCATCCAGAACGCTCTGCTGACCTTTAAGATTGTTTTGCTGTTCCACCTTTTCAGAAATAAGCTGCTCTAGGTTCTCAATAGCCTCACGATTTTCTTCGTATTCTTCTATCTTTCCTTGTAGCTTTTCTACTTCTAAGTCAAGTGTGGATACTCTGCTTTCATTTTTCTCTATAACAAGCTCATTTTGGTTGATCGTATTATAGATATCATCTCGCATTTCCAAGACTTCTTCATACTTTTCTATTTTTCTTTCAACAGATTTAGGATCTAAGCCTTCAATGTCTCCATAGAGATCTTCAGTTTCTTTTCTAAGTTCTCTGAGATTTTGTTCTATAACTGTAATGTTTCCTTGGGCTTTATAGGCATCTTTGATAAACTTACAGGATGAATACTCGTCTCCGCATGGAACCTCAAGCAAAAGTTTTACTTTGTTCTTGTTTTGAGTTAGACGATATTCTTGTTGTTCTATGGCTTGATTTGTGCCCTCAAGCACAACTCTCTTGTGATCAATCTCTTCTTGGTGTGACCTAAGTGCTTCAATATCAAAATCTTTTAAAGCTTCATTGATTTTCTTGTGAGATGCTCTTTTTGTCTTACACTCTTCTTTGAGTTGCTGGACTTCATCTTGTAAGGACTCAATTTCTTTTTGTTTTGATATCTGCTCTTCTTTTACTTCAACAATGTTGATTATTTCTGCGGGGATTGAACCAATCTTTTGTTCAATCTCGCTGATAATGTTCTCAGTTCTTGCGATTGCTTCTGAGTATTTACGACACTTTCGCTCTTGTCTGTCTTTTGTGGTAGAGTTTTGTTCAAGCGCTCGGGTGGTGTCTGCGATATCTGTATCATATTCTTTGCCCTCCAGTAATTTCAGGGCTCCTTTCATATCAGCAGCGTCTTCTTTGGCTTTCTTGAACTTCTTGTCAAAGATTACAAGGTCAAGAAACTTACCTAAGATCTCTTTCCGCTTTGTGGAACCCTCATTAATAAAGGCAAGACTACCCACCTGAGAGGACATAGATGTCAATAGGAAATCATCTATAGTCCCAAACATTTTACGAATGTTTTTATCTGTTGCGTTACGGCTGTCTCCGTTGAGTTCTTCTTCCTCTTGAGTTACATGGTCGTAACAAGAAAAGTTGATGTCGGTTTTAGCCTCTAGGGTCTCGTCGCCTTTAAGTTTCTTGATATACTTAGTTGACTCTCGTTCTATAAGAAAATCTTTTTCTCCAATCTGTATTTCTAACTTACCGCTTCCATAATCTTTATTCTGATTGATAACATTTAGATTCTTTCTCTCATTCTTACTCGTAGAGTTAAACAAAGTATAGAGCAAGGCATCAATGATGGAAGACTTACCAGAGTAGTTCTTGCCAAAAATACCAACGATTCCGTGGAGTTTAGAGAAGTTAAGCTTGTTTCCTTCTCCATAGTTGAAAAGATTGTCCCACTCAAATGACTTGAGAGACCAGTTGATATTTCTGGCTACCTCCTCTTCCTCTTCCGCCATCGTATTATATTTTCTATTTAGAGAATAAACTTTTTCAAGCGTGTCTTTTGAAGCCTCAAAGTCTTTAAGGTATTCCTTGATTAGCTTTTCTTGGACCTTTATGTCACGCAAATCCTCAATGTTAATACCATCTGTAATATCGTTGACATTTGCTCGCTGACCTGACGCTTTATTGAGAAATGTTACGCTCTCTGGCTTAAATCTGGTTTTTGCAATGTCCATTGCTCTTCGCATAACATCCAAAGGTAAGTTATTCTGGGACACTAAGCGCAAACGAGCACCATCGGTGATGCTTAAGTTCTTTGGCATTTTGCCCTTTGGTGTCAACTCAATCGTAACAAAAGGCTTTGGGTTTGTAAGGGGGTAGTGCTCGCAAGTAAAGTTATCTTTATCTTGGATATCCCAAAGCAAGAATCCTTTATCCATACTCTCGCCGAAGTTCTGCTGAACTAGGGAGCCGGGGTAAGCAACCTTTCCTTCATCGTCTAATTTCTGGTAAGTTTTGTGAATGTCTCCGAGCAAAACATAATCAAATGGAGCAAACTGATCAATGTTAATATCTCCGTGGTCCATTACCCAGCCAGTATCAGTCGTAACACCAGCCACAGATCCATGAAAAAGAGCAATATTTATTTTACTTTCGTCCGTTGGATCAATCCATTTGTCCTCATCAACAACAGATAAGACATTTAAAACAAAGCCGTTACCCAAGTCTACCTCTTGCGAGAACTTATGGAAATGAATGTCCTTGTGATCTAGCGCTTCAACAATGGGAGTTACAGCGTCAATACGCCCCGGATTACGCAGGTTTAGGTCATGGTTCCCAAGGATAACATGAAGAGGCGCTATGTCTGCTAGGTTCTCAAAAAGCTTGGCTGTCATGTGAAAATAAGCAGGGCTTAGTTGTAACTTAGTGTGAGCCGTGTCGCCTGTGTTCACAATAATGTCTGGCTTGAGTTCTCGTAGTTTTTCATAGAGTTCCTCAAACACAGCAGTATACTCTTCGTGATACCTGTGGTTGCGAATGTGAATGTCTGAAACATGTGCGATCTTCATTATGCCTTCCTTATTAACTCAAGTTCTTGGTTCCATACAGGCATCGGGTGGGATGCTCCTGCTGGTATTACCATATAATAATATCTGTTCCAATCATGGTTAGCGCCTTGGATTTTACCCTTTACTTCGGATATTACACCTAGCATTTGTAAAGAGTTGTTAATCATTACTAAGTCTCCGACTTCAAAGGACCTATAACCTCTATCCACTTTATTGGCATCGGATCTGTCTGATTGTTGCTTACCCATGTTATATACGCTATTTCCTTATCTTCATCTACACTTGTGACTATCGCCAAGGGCGAGTCATTTGGCAGACCTATTGGTGTTTTATAATAAACTAAATCACCGACTTTCATGTAGATTGTTTTTCTTGGTCTTTAAGAGACGCAAGGCGGGGTTGGGCATTAACTAAATCGCTGGAGCTTTGTACTTTGCCGCCACCGACACCCCAGATTAGGTGAACGCCTAGCTCATCCGCAACTGGAATCTCTGGGATATTGTCTGATGTTCTGTCTCCGCCGTTAGCGAAAGCAACTTTGAAGTTAGGCCACAGAGCACGGACTCTACGGAGAAGGTCGCAAGCAGAGTTGTCATCATCATCAAATGCCATGGCTTTAGAAACACCTCGGGTTCCTTGAACCATCTCTACCCTCTCTTCATGTGGCATGAAAACATATCCTTTTTTTCTCATTAACCACTCATCTGAATTAACCCCAGCGACGACAATTTGAGCCATCTTTGCAGATTCTTGAATCATGCGAAGGTGACCAACATGCATGGGATCGAAGCCTCCGCTTAAAACGATAACATCATAATACATTTTTATCTCCTAAAAAAAAAGCACCTCTACAATATAGCAGAGGTGCTTTGTAAAGTCAAGGACTTTTTTTATTTTTGTAGTTTAGGGTAAATCCCTGAGCGCAAGTCCACATCTCCGAATAGAATAACGCGATTATCGCCGGTAGGAACTCTGACTGAGCTTTTAACACGATTACCGTTTACTCTAGTTGAAACCTTCTGGTATTGATTGGTGTCCAGTGGAATAGAAGTAATTCTTGTTTCTGTTAGGGGCGTTACCTCTTCGGTGGTACATTTACCATCGTAGTTTGTGTCTGCCCACACATATAGATCTCCGAAACCCTTATCTTTTACGCTAACTGCTCCATCTTTATCTGTATCCATAGTAGCTAGATGAGCAAATCCTCCCGAGAATTCTGATGAGGTTCCAAAGAACTCTGTCCCATCGTCTGCAATACCATTGGAGTTCTTATCAACAAACAAAAAGCCATCTCCACTGAGCCAACTGACTGCCGTGGTTCGTTTGCCAAACATAGAAAAGTTGACCCCATTCTCAACAGATGTGACATCAAAACGCCCATTGTTGTTTAGATCAATAATAATAGGGTCCGATACATTACAGGGGACGACTTTAAAAATCTTTACAGCAGCCAAAGCAAATTCATCAGCAACTCCCACTTGTAGAGCGTTGCTGTAATCAGTTTGAGCCTGAGCGAACATAATCTCATCGTCGCTACTTGTAGGAACATAATCATCACAAAGAGGATTCTGCTCCATGGCTTGGCTGATGGTGTTCATTGCCTCATTAAAGACTGGATCTAGTAGAGATTCATTAGCCTGACAGACTTCAATTGGGTCCGACATAACAGGATAGTCTGCCGTGTATCCGTTTGTAGCTAACCAGTTATTCATAGAATTAACAAAGTGTTGCCGACCCACCACCTGCCCTTTCTCCTCAGAGCTTTTAACGGGTGAGGGGTTTACATTACAAAGTTGTTTTGCCTTTAGGTCCACGCGCACGAGCACACGAGCCTCTTCCAAGCCACTAACAGCGCCTTGTTCAAACCAGAAATCTTCTTCGCTAAGATCAGGATCATAGTTTTCGCGGTTAGCCTTAAGTGTGCCATAGAGCTTAGAATACGCTTCTGAGCGAGCTTTATCTACGAGATACTCGCATGCGTATCCAGTCATAACAGCTTGGTTGTTATAGAACTCAACATAAGGACAGTCGGAAACCTCTGGTAGTTCTTGACTGTCGTCCAGAATCTGATATTCCCCATCGACACCCAAGTCCTCTAGTGCTAGAGAAACTTGAGCTAAATAAAGTTCTTTGCCGACTCCAAGACCACCGAAAATATTGTCTCTCAAGATTTCAATTTCAGCAAGATCTTCTGCTGTCAAGTCCTCCAAGGTGACCTCATCCTCAACAGGTTCTACTTCAGTTGTTTCCTCCTCAACAGGATCAGTTTCTACAGGATCCGAAGGATCAGACCCCTGTTCGGGGGTCGTCTCCTCGGTTTCCGTTGGAACGGTGTTGGTTTCATTGTTTTCTTCTACCTCAGTAGGCTCAACTGTTCCAGTATTTTCTGGAGTAGTTACAGTCTCATCCGTAGTGGTTGTGGTGCCAGTAGTAGTGGTAGTTCCACTATTATTGTCGGCACCAATGAAAGTTGTACCTTTCTCGCTTTCAGTTGTTTCAGTCGCTGTTTCAGTTGTGTCTTCGCAAGCAACTAAAGCAAATGTCAACATTGTAGCAATAATAAAGCTTCTCATTTATTCTCCTTTGTTAAAATGATTTACTCTTCTTCCTCTTCTTCCTCTTCCTCTTCTTCGTCTAGCTCTTCAGCTTCTTCGTCAGATTCATCGGACTCTTCGGATTCTTCTTCGTCAGCCTCTTCTTCATCGGCTTCCGCTTCTGCTTCTTCTTCCTCGGATTCCTCTGCTTCTTCTTCTGCTTCCTCTTCGGCAGCATCCTCGTCAGCAGCTTCCTCTTCTTCAGCGTCAGCTTCTTCTTCGGCAGCGTCTGATTCCTCTTCAGCAGCCTCTTCTTCAGCCACTACTGCTTCGGCACAGTCTGCGGCTTCTTCTTCTTCGTGACACCCAACAATGCTAAACACTAGCATGGATGCAATAATCAAGTTTTTCATTAAATAATTCTCCTTTTAGAAATCAAAAGTACTGATAAACTTTTGTAAAAATGCGTCTTCCGACGACATTAACCTTGCGGTATTTTTTCGCTTCTGAAATTCCTTCTTTGGCATTTCGCCGACATCATTATACGGGAATACTTCTATTTTGTAAACCTCCGCACCATATTTTATCAAGTTTTCTACCAAACTTGCTGCTTTCTCTTCGGCATCTGGGTCAAGAGCAACATACACAGGTGTATCATTTCTAATAATACTCTTGAATAATCTAGATTGCTCCCTTAAAGATGAACCTAAGATAGGCACCGAATTCTTTCCAGAAACTATAGCATCAAAGATCCCTTCTGTCAAGACTAAATCTTCTTGCCAGTCAATATATAGTTCATTAAAGATGATCTTACTTTTTGATGTGGGCGGATTCATATATTTTCGCCAATCATTCTGGTAAGTTCTGCCTATAAAGTAGTTACAGTCACCGCTTTCGCTGAAAGAAGGAACTATTATTCTTCCCGAATATTCTCCACTGGGACAATAACCGATTTTCCAGAACAAAATATCTTCGTCAGTGATGCCTCTTTTAGCCAGATAGTTGCGAGCCTTCGTGGAAAGCACAGATTTGCTTTTATTTGCGAGACTTAGAAACTCATTTGGCAGTTTTACTACTTCAGGTGTGTCTTCCTCTTCCTCGGGAAATAAAGTGGCAATAATCTCGTCAAACTGCTGTATTTCTACTTGCCCTGTAAGTTCACGCCATTTTGATTTTAGGTTAAAGTCTGCGTACTTACGAACAAGTCGGTTGATATTGTTGCCTTTAAACTCGCAGATCCAACACTTAAACACATTCTTATCCAAATTCACGCTAAGTTTGCGCTTATGGTGATTACACTTAGGGCAAGTAAACAGGTATTCTTGCCCTGTTCTGCTATATCCACCAAGGAAATCTTTAAGAATTGATATTTTTTCGTTGTTGGACAAGTGTGTATCCTGCTTTAGCTATAACAATGCTGTCAGCAATATCATAATACTTAGGCTTCAAGTTCCCAGATTTTGTGTACTCTACAACAAAACAAGGTTCGTTGTCAAGTAAAAACTTAACAACTTGTTCTTTTGCTTTAGTTCCCTTCTTGATAGTAATGCCACAAGCCTTGCGAGCAGATGATGCTGGGATATGTTCTGGCTTAATGCTTAGTTCTCTGTAGCAGAGGTAAGTTATGACTCCGTTGAACGAGGATAGGGTTGATAATGTCTTGGCTGATGAAAAGCCAGAGCGGAACATCTGGAGGCTTTGCTCAATAAAAATGTGTTCTATCTTGTATTCTCTCTGAATATCAAGCAGTTCTCCTTGGATATGGTTATATTTTGAATAGATGTCTGGAAATTTGTTCTTGTTTCTTAGATCTACTGCGAATGTCTTTACTATTTCGCCTTGGTCTACAATAGTGAAACCAACAATGCTTGTTGAAATGTCTAATCCTAAAATCATAGATATTATATATCAAGTTTTAGTTTAAATGTCAAGTCTCTTTCTGCTGTTTTTTTAACAGGTGTGGCAAGTTTTGCAATTCCAATGAGTTGCTTGTCGTCATCATATATGCCGATTTCGGATATATACGTTTCTTTCTGAAAGGCTGCAGCAACATTTGGATAATTTCCAGAAACAATGTTTTTAATCGCTAGATTATCGTTTTGCGTGTAAGTTTGCGAACTAGACATACTAGCGGTTACATTTTGTGAACTAGATATGTAAGTTATATTGTTTGAATGGTTTAGTTCGCCAGCGGGGGCGTGGGCGAAAATAGTCATCATTTCAGTTTGAGTTGATCCTGAAAATTTTACTTCGAAGCTACTATTGGGCAAAGAAATTCCTAAGCTTGAAGTTTCAGCACCGACGCCAAAATGTATCCATCTTGCCTGAGTGGCTCCAGCGCCCGTGTATGCTTGTGTGTTTGGTGCCCCTATGACCCAATTTCCAGTTAAAACTAAGAAGCCCTCCGTATAAAGAACAACGCCAGCGACAGAGCCAGAACCTGTGCTTCCTTCCGGCGCTGTTTGTACCAACTCTCCGTTGCCTCTCTCATCCTTAAGGGTGCCAATTAGCGATCCAGTTACATAAAAATTTAACTCAACAGTATTACTTTTAATTTTAGAGCCATAAAATATAGACGGAATTGATAACAAATTCAATGCCTGTGTGGACTTGTTTCCCAAACTAGATGAAAACTGATAGTGCTTACTTTTGTTATTATAAAAATTTAAAGTATTTTGAAGAGCGTCTACCCTTTCGCGGCTTTGTCCTTGACTAAAATATTCTCTAGAAATACTTGCTGAAAGGGGGTAGCTGCCGTCAAGAGTATCGCCGTATTGAAAGTCCGCATTAAACTGGGTTGTGCTTACGGTGCTAAATGATGTGAGGCTTCCGTCCTTAGTTATGAATGGATAAATAAGTTCTGAAGTGGGGCGATCCACATTCATTTCGTACAGATTTGTAAACCCAACAGGAATGGCTCCTATGTTTGAAGTGCTTCTTTCCCCAATTATTTCGGGCTTATCATTGTAATATATGGCACCGTTATAGACAACAAAGTGTTGTCGGGGGTGGGTCTTAACGGTGTTGTAGATTAAATCATCTTGTCCAAGTTCATAGTAAGGCACAATTGATAATACCTCCTAGTAGTCCAATCTTACTCTAAGGGTAAGCTCCGTATCGGGAGTTTTCTTTAGAGGTTCAGAAACTTTCGCAACTGCTAACAACTCATTTGCAGCACTATACAAGCCAACAGTTGTGATGTATGAAACAGGCTGATCAAGGGTTGTATCTTTTACTCTAATTTGACTGGAGCTTAGATAAGTTGGGTTCGAACTGTAGTTAAATTCGTTGTGGGATGCTCTCGCAAAGTAAATTGTTGAATTCAATTCAGTTGTATTGTTAAAACTAATGTTGTAAATCCTGTTTCTAATTGCGTCAGCAGATCCTGAAATTGAAGACCCGGTTATAAAGTCTAGCCCGATGGCTCCGCCATTAGGACTTCGTGGGTTTCCAAGACCAACATTTGCGAGCGCAGTGCCGTTTGCGTATGATGATGTAAGAACACCGCCATCAGTGGAGTCTCTAAAAATGGACCCAGAAATAACTGCGACACCTGCTTGGTAATAAATAAGTCCGACAGGAACTTGATCGTTTTTCAAGTAAGTTGTTCCGTCACTAGTAGAAGATGTGGCGTAAAGAATGCCATACTCTCCAGCAGGTGAGTTTACAAGATAGGAAGTTGAACCACTTAAGTCAGCAGCCTTTACTCTTTGACCAAAATTGTTTCCAGCAAAACTTGCCGTAAGGTCTGCGCCATCGGTTGGACCAGAACCCGTAATGCCGAACTCTATCTCAAAGCTACCTTTTTTAATTTCATCCTTGTTAAGCAAACGTGCTACATTAATAAAGAACACCTCTGATAATGTAGGTCCACCAGAAGCAAAATTTCCATCTTCATCAAACTCACGAATGTTGCCATTCACGTCATGACCAACAAGAACTTGAGCCATTTGATTGTAGATATTGATCTTATCTGTGTTTTGGGTATTTGAGGAATTTGCAAATTCCGAGTTTGGAGCGTAACCAACAGTGATATCAAAAATGTGATTAGCAGAAGAACTCAAATAAGGATAATCGTATACTGACTGAAATAAGCCGTGTGAATAATTCTTAATATTCGTCTCTGTTAATTGATTTCCCTCATTGTATGTTCCCGAAACAAGGGATCCGGTTGCTGGAATGCTTTCATGCAACAAGGTCCTTGTCGTTGTTACGTCATTATTTAAAAACTGTTTAAAAGTTGTAGCCATTGTTTAAGTCCTGCCTATTATAGTGGTTAAGAAGCCGCTGTCTGCTTAATATATCGAAGTGGAATATCAATAGTATATCCCGTTGTGGCACCAGTGACCTTTACAATTGTGTCAATGTGGGAATATGTTCCATTCACGCCTGACCAAGAACCACCTGTTGTTCCGATAATGTCAAAAAGATAATTGCTTGTCTGTAGTTCGAGAGATGGGATGAATCTAAATTTAAAACCTACTCCTCTCGGACCTTGAATTGAACTGTCATTGGGTTCTGTGCCGAGGCTTATAAAAAATCCTGTGCCTTGTCCCGCGTTTGTTACATTATAGCTTGCTATATTATCGTCATCCAAGAACGAGAAAGATACCTGTGTTCCATTTGGGGTAGCCAACGTTCCAAGTCTGTTATCCATTTCTACAATAAACTGTGTTTCTATCAGCGTTGTGTCTAAACTCGACTTTTGACTTATAGCAGTTGTGTCCAAACCCTGATCAACCTGAATGAATTTGTTGTTGCTGTTACTAACCCCGAGCATCACTCCGGTTGTGTTGGTGGAATCAGCTTCTTGGAAAGCAGTATCAGTGGTATTATCTACAGATACAACAAAAGTATCTGGTGCTTGTCCCGCAGTGCTATTTCTTGCCATTCCACCACCTGCGGCGGAAGCCTCAAGAGTGTTTAGTTTTAAAACTGGCAAGTATAAAAGATTTGTTCTTGGAATGGAAATTAGCTTATTCTTCATATTAGAGGTGTTGTTTGTAAACGCCTCCAAGACGGGCGTTCTTAGGATCTCTATATCATAGTAGGCAGAGCCGCTTGTGTTATTCTTATCATATTTAGAATAATCAATCTCGTCGTCTCCAAAAGCATATTTAACAATCTTAAAAGACCCGTCCCCAGCAGCTAATCTGGCGCGACCAGCGTCTGTTAGTACGGCATCTAAAATAATATCTCCGCTGTTATCTAGAAAAGCCATTTCGTTTTATCTCCTCGTATCACGTATGTATTTTATATAATTAGCATTTCGTTATAAATAGTGCCTAAAACCAATTCACGCAAAAGTTTTTATTCGCCCTTTGGATCAAAGCAAGCTTCTACAACTTCTTCTTTTTGTTTCTCTGTACTATAATTAAAATCCACATTAAGATCTATTACTCTTCCAGTATGCCTCGAAGTAAATCTAAATTTAAATTTTTTATCATTCCATAAGGATTTATCTGCGACACCCAATACAATATCTTGGTCCGGAACGTTTGCTGTTTCGCCGGTTATGCCCGAAAGTTCTTCATTCAATAATATTTGCTGCTCTGCTGCTCGAATTTGTATTCTTTTTTTCAAAGATTTACTTTTCGTAATGATCTTTTCTCTATCGGCGGAAATGTCTTGTGTTTTTATTTCTTGTATCTCATAAGCATTAAAAACTGGATAAAACACATCCTGACCCAAATCAACCATCTCAACTTCGTATACATGGCTTGGGTTTGAGATGTTTCCATGCATGTCTTTGGACCTAAATGTATAATAATATTTTGTGTTTGTTGCGATATCGTCTTCAAATCCGCCCTCGGGGACTGGACTCATCTTGTCAAGTGTTTTATGTAATTTGCCCCTAAAATCTGAGTATTCGCGTGGTCTATTTTCTTCTCCTTCGAGTCTGTAGATTTCATACACGGAAGAATCATCATCAGCTTTAAATCTCAAATTCTCGTAAATATAATCTCCGCTAGGATATTGTATTTGTCTTTTTTGAGCAAACCTTTCAAGAACAAAATATTGAGTGTCTGATGATTCAATCGCCACTGGGGGTAGATTTCGATCTCCTGTTTGGGTTTCCAATGTCATAAGCACCTTGTTTCTTTTTCCAGAAAGAGGGTACATATTGACAATCGGTGGAAGAGGGGGGTTGTCTGTTATGATCACGCCCGTTTCCTTATAGAGGGGGCACTCGTAAATTTTAACCGTTGGTCTCAAATTAACTTTCACTGGTAGAACATATTTGGAAGTTTGATTAAAGTCCTCACCTTCATCATATAGCGAAAACATTCTTGTTTTTCGACCTGTGTTTTTATTTTCATGTAAGCTTACGACTGGGGCGAAAATGGCTTGACCATCCATAGCTACGTGGTTAGCGGTTACTGTCTCGAACTCTTCTTCTTCTTCCTTTGTCGGAGCCATATTGTATCTGTATTCGGTCCCAATTATAATCTTTGTGGCGAAAATTTCGTAAGTATAATCTGCGCCATATTTCACAGAGGTGTCGATGATCTTCATTTGCGGAGAGTAGCCTTTATCAACATCTAATTCTTCTGGCAAAACAAAGAAGTTCTGAAGCACTTCCCCTGAAGTCGAAGACCGCTTCTCGATGCGATAGTATAATATGTCGGTGTCTGCAAAGTGCCTGTCTGTACCGGAATATATTTTGTCAAGGGTTCTGCTTCTCGCTTGAACTTGCTCAACAAACCTACTCATAAACTTGATTAGACCAATGGCTTTATTAAAAGAATTAGTATTCGACTCATCTATAAGATCCTTGAACTCGCTGCTCCCATAAAATTTACTCCATTTTTTGTATAAATCTTTATCATACAATTTCATATCATCGCCAGATGGTGGGTCGTCCAATTCAGTAAAATACCACTCAAGCCACGAAAGGAAGTCATAACAATTTAAGGATGATTCTGAGACTATATACTCTTCTGCTTCTTCGAACATGTTCAAAGAAGCGGGGTCTTTTAATCTTGATATAATCGTGGCGTCTTTCCCCTCTAGTATTTTAGGATCAGAAGAAGCCAACATTATCATCCTAGCCAATACTCCAAACATATTTTCCATAGAGTTGTCTGAATAATCTGAATAGACATATGACAGTTGAGTTTTTAAGAAGTCTACAGTTATACCACTCTCTCTTAAAGAATTCGAAATTTCACCCGGAGGGATTGGTTTAAAAGTTATCTCATTGTACATTGGAAATTGGGATTTCATATCCTCAACCATTTCCATGTACCTCCGGTCAGGGGATATCACGACGTTGTTGTTTATTCTTGCTAGCCACGCCTTATTGTATTCATCTGGTTCAACATCGCAATTTATCAACTTGTTGGCGAAAGCTCTAAATTTAAATTTGCTACCCCATTCATCCATCTTCCCTTCCTGTTCTAGATGCGCTGCATGATAGACGCTTGGAAGAGCCTGTTCTTTCAAAACGGGAGTTGCATATTCCCATTCCGCTAAAAAATAATTATATATTGGCTTAACGTCTGCGATTAAATTTCCTTGGAGATTTTCGTTACCAAAAAAAGGTAATGCCTCTTCAGATATCGCATGTTGGCTCTGGATGGTGTGATCGGAGAAAATCTTGTCTTGAATGTCAGATATTATTTTGCCCTGTCCAATTTGATAATTGCCCAACTCATCGATGATTACTCCCTCGCTCAATAATTCATCTTCTGTTGAGCTTGGAGTTATAAACATCGAGTCATACCTTCTTGGTCCCGACGTAGCATCAAATTCCATTGTTTGAAACCCAGTGTCTGTATTAGCCTGAAACACATATCCTTCCAACTTTTGTCTTGTGTCGAAAAATAAATTAAAGGGCACTAATTTTGCCATTGAATCGCTATAATCAGCCATGTCAAAATATAAAAACATGTATTGTACTGTCCCTATATTGAGCAGCTTGCTTTTGAAAGGCGTTTCTTCTTCGTTGGAACTGTTCGTGGTTCCGGGGGCGGACAATTTAATGTTAGTTATTCCTCTATTTTTGTATCGCGTATGGAACTTGTACCTTACCAGCGGAAGAACCTCGTGGCAAAAAGATCTATCACTTGCCACATTGAGTTGTTTCAATTTCTTTCCAGTATCAACAGACGAATCCGATAATTTTTGCCCGGAGGGCTTTGGGGAGGCATATCGGGGTCCAGTATGTAAACCTTTTTTAATCCATACTGCCCCTAATGAACTTCTAATTGGGTCATAGCTATAGTTGTTTGTGTATTGGTAATCTTGTTGCGAAGTTTCTTGAGAGAGAATCCCATTCATTGAAATTAAATCATGATGTTCAATAAACATTTGTTTTTTCTTGTCTTTCATTTCTTTGACAAGAAGCTCAAATTTTATCCCAAGAGCGCCGGGACCTGTACCTTTTGCAAGATCTTGTTTTATCTGCTCTGAAACTGGTTTCGGAGTTCCGCCGCTCGATCCTTGTGATAATCCTACTCCCGGTATGTCTTTTTTATTAAATGCCATATATTTGCCCTACACTAATAAGTAGATCCGCCTCCGCCGGAGCCTCCGCCGCCCTGAAGGGGAACGTTAGAAGATATGGGGGTTGCGCCAGTGGCGGATCTAGAAGTTCCAACAGGTCCACTAGCCCCAGTTCTTTCAATTATGTCTTTTATTTTCTTTTCATCGAAAGAGCCTTTTAGTAATTCTATCTCCTCCGGGGTTAAGGCTCCATTTCCAGTTCGTATATCACCATTGGTTCTTTGCTGTGAAGCATTCGCGTTTATATTGTTCGAATCAACAAGAGAGGCTAATTTTAAAGAGTTCAAAATTTCTACTTGCTGAAACACGTCTAACTTTTTAGCAGCCTTTCTTTTTCGCCCTGCTTCCTCTCGCCTTGGAGATCTGGATCCGGGTCGGCGGTCGCCTTCTTGATTTACAAAATTTGAATTTGTATGTTCAGTTCTGACGGCTTTGCTTTCTCTTCCCTTACTAAGTTCCCAGTTTTCAACTCTTCTATTAATATAATCCTGCCTCCTCTTAGAGGAAGCGTCCGAATACAGTGGAGAGGCTGTGCTTTCGGGTGCGTCATCTTCTGTGCTTTGTCGAGTGTTGCTGAATAGGGAGAAAGAATTGCTACCTATAGGTTCAGGAACTCCTACGGGAGATGTTATAGAACCCAAGGAATCTAAATTAGTTATATTTTGAATTATGCTTAATTCTCCTTCAACATCTTCTCCAGAGATCATAAAATATTCGTCATAAAATGGCATCTCAAGTATTTTCGGAGGATTTACTCCATTCTCTATACTTCTATATCTTTTTTGGCGACACATAATAACTTGTTCCTGCGTTAGATTGTCCAGATGTTGCTTTGTTAAGCTTTGCCATCTAGGACCTATTACACTAACATCATTGTCTGTTTTTTTAAACCCCTTAAAGACTTCAATTTCATTGAGTATTCTATAGTTAAAATTTACAAACCCACTAAGTAGAGGGCTTTTGAAAGCATCCTTTTGTCCCTTGTTTATTGTTTTATAAACAACAGTTGCTGGAACGGATTCAGAGCCAATGCTAGTCAATATTAAAGATTTAACGTGATTGGGTGCTGAAACAAGCGGAGGTCTGTTGCTAATTGCAGTTGGGTCACCTGACGCATTGGCTAGAGCCTTGGTAAAAGCGTAGGCAAATAAAGAATCTTTAAATTTCTTTCCGCCTTCGGGTTCTGATATTTTATAAAATGAGATCGAATTATTTCTCTCTTCTTCGTCTAAGGATTTATCAATGAAATCTAAATCATCCAATGCGGCTATGGAATAAAGAAGTTTATTCGGACTGATTGGGGAATTCAATATGTCGTTTCCAGCAAGAAACAAGAGAGAAGCATTAGCCTGTAGGTCCTCTACTTCGTCGGCTTCCAAAGAGTGAAAGCCAGAGGCGGGACTAAAAATAGCCGTATTTGTCGTATTTGAAGCACCAGCAAAACTGTTAGTAGATACTTTAAACGATGAAGCAGGGACAGCTATGGGCGCGGGTGCTGATTCGATGGAAGAGGGACCTGCGCTAAACACGGACGATATTTCTGGACCTGTTTCATGGACTGTACACCCTTTGTCTGAGAAATAATTTACCAAATCCGCTCTTCGTTTTTGTACTTTGAATGGCAAATCTATTGATTTAGAATTTTGAATATTTTGAGATGAAAAACCACCGGCTGGGTTGCTGTTATATCTCATTACGTCGAGCATTAAATCTGTTATTGGACCGGGGGGTTTTCCAAATAAACTGCCTCCGGCTTTAACAGAAAATGGATTTCTTCTTGGTAAATATACATACGCTGGTGCCAAAAAAGAAAACTTTTGGTTGTTAATGTTGTCACCCGGATTAAAAATAGTTGGATTAGGTGCGCTGTCTTTGATCACAATATCTGCATTTGCGCTAGTAAATAGTTTTTTTGTTTCGTCTAAAAATCTCTTTTTTATGCTACTAGCTGAAATTACTCTTAGACCTCCCAAATTTGCTGGGGCTACGTTTTTATTGTTTGATAAAAAATCATAACCTATTGGGCTAGCGAAAGATGTATCCATTGCTTTAAAAGTATGTTTAAAAACACAAGTGTAGTCGAAGGTAGCCTTGAAACCGCCTGATGAAACCATATTGGGGGTGTCACCTTTAACATGAGGATCATCCAAGCCTTGCAAATCTTTTATTTTTCTAAACTTAGTATTTTGAGACAAAACGAAGTATAGTTTGTCTATTAAATCGTTTATTAGTTTTGATACCAAAACGACGCCTTCTGGATTTCCGGTATTGGGACTAGCGATATTGGCTAGATATTGTATCATTTTAACAGATTTTGTTGTCTCCGATATTGCGTCCTCATCTGAATTTAATAAAAATAAGATTTGAACGTATCTCACGACACAATCTAAGACAAATGTTGGCGAGGTAGCTGATGCTATTTTTTTGTTGTATTTACTCAAAAACTCCAAAGTAAATCTATTCAGAATGTCATCGGAAAAACGTTTTTGTCTGGCTAGTTTTTCGTAGCTGTTCCATCCGGGCTTAAACTTTGTGCCATTTAACAACTGCTCTAGTTCATCAATTTTTGACTTCAAGTACTCGGGTACTGGGTCTTTAGCAGTAATCTCCAAAGTGTATTGATAGTCTCCCTCGTTTTTGGATCCAACTTCTATATCAGTACCTGTAAAGGTCCTAATGCCTTCTGAGTTTAGTGTGCCCTTTAAATATATTTCTTTAATTGCTCCTATTTTTTTGTAACCTTCTGTTCTAGAGGGACCGTGCTGGTCTGATATGTGTACCTTTTCCATAATGGAATTATTAGTATCCTTAGTACTCATAATAACCATTGGCTTTTCGCTTTTTGAAAAAGAAATCAATTCGGTGTTTTTTGCGGAACTTAATTGATTGCCCTTTTGTACCCTCCTTCTTGTTATTTTAAAATTTGTTATTTTAACTCCCTTCAATAGATTACTATATTCAACCTTGTCCGTGTTCTTGATTGTAGTTATCAAACCGGGGAAAACAGTGTTTTTCAACAATAAGTTTGCTATATTTAAAGAAAAAACAAACCTGTTCTTGCCTCCAATATCATGCGAACACCAGAGTGGAGATGCGACAGGAAGTTGTTTTTTGAAATTTTCTTCCACGCCGAGATTTTGCGCTAGACTGTTAACAACATCGTCATTGGTTATGAATTCTGATGTTCTTGAATAATTAAAAGTTGCCTTTCCTATTTTTATTGCTTCCCTATTATCAACAACTTTGGCATTTGGGACAGTTTTTCTGGTTAGGTAGTCCGAAGTTTTGTACCGCTTGTTAGCTAAGTGGGTTTTGCCCTTCATAGCTTGACCATCAGGCATTATGTGATACATCCCTGTATAATAATTGCCATCGCCGTCAACATAGATAAAAGAGTCTTCCTGTAGATTGCCGTCAACTATAACGATATCTGATGCTATACTACCAATCGTATACTGTGCGAATGCGCCCATGGGTATCGGTATCTTATTAAACAACGCACCCATTTTTTCCTTTGTGTCTTGTAAGAACTTTTCAACATCAAAATAAGCATACGCAAAATAAGAAAGAAATTTTACTTTTGCGCCGCCCTTCTTTGGCGAAATAGTAAATTTTACTTCCAATGGAATATTGTATATTGTATTTCCTTGAGCATCCTGTTCTTTGGAGAAGGGGATTTGTTTTAATAACTCAGCCGTGCTAACTTGATTAGAGATTTTTCCACCAACCACAGAAGTCAAATTACTTGCTGCTGCTTGAAATATTTTAGAATGATTTTGGATAGAAGACAGCAAAGATACATTTCTCATCTCTACCCCAGAGATAGAGTTTCCTTGTAGAAAAACTATCCCACTATTGGGCGTTAGATGGGCATACGGTCTATCAGAAATTTGTTGTGATATGTTCGGGGCTGTGCATTGTACAACATTGACTTTAATATAATCAAGCAAATCTTTTTTTGATATAAAGGAAAATTGACCATCGTTGTCAACAGTCTCTTTAAATATCATTTTTATACTAACATCCATTGACGTATTTTCTTGTGCCTCTTGAACTTCTTTGAGAGAAGCAACGCTTACTTCGTTTGGATGATCAATATGGGGGTCCTGCTTGGACCTTGGCAACGATATAGAGTTGGACAAAGTTATGCTAGTAATATGCACATTTGGCAAACCTATGCCAAGGTCCTCCTTTATATTAATATTTGTTTGTGACTGGTCTACTTCACTCATTATTCGTCAGCACAAGGCTCCTCCGGATTTGGTGGTTGTTCGATGATGTTTGCTGGCGCGTCTGGATACGGTTCAATTTCATTATCCACTCTTACATCAAAATAATATTCTACATTTCGGGAGTTTATTGGAAAAGTCCTTCTGGTTTGTTTATTATAAATAACATCTCCGTAATTAACCATATCATCCCCTAAATCATCTCGAATAAAAAACATCTCTCTTAAAACTTCTTTTTCATATGATGTCCCGCCGTCATTCTTTGTTCCGATTAAAACCTCAAAAACTTCTAAATCAAAGTCTTCTCTGTCCAAAGGAATATGTTTTTCAATAATATCCAGCAACAATTGTCTTGTATTTATACTAACATAGGTGCCGTCTGCATAAGTCTCTTGACTGTATATCCTGTCATCCTCTGGGCTTATTTCCAGACCGGGCTCGGAAATTTCCGATTTGAATTCTGTTGATGGCTCAATTTCATTATTCTGTACTGTTACCCCTCCCGATTTTACATCAACTATAAAATCAACAGAGCAGTTAATCTGAGGGATGGGTTCTTCTTGACCGGCACCTCCAGCAGAGCCTGTATAAAAATTAAAAGAACTAGATATATGTCCGTCATAAAAATTCATAGCAAAAGAAGGGTAATACGAAGAATTTAAATTAGAATTGCCAAGTGGCATTCTCATGTTTTTCAAATTACGCAATGCCGAAGGGGTTTTTACGACTCTGGGAAAAGTTAAATCCGCTGGTGGCGTCCATGTCCCTTGTTGCGGAGATGGGTCGTATCCCTCAAAGGCTTCCATAAAATAAGCCTCTATGCCATAGGTTATTGGAATTGCTTTTGTTCTAACAGAGGACTTAATTCTATCAGAAGAATCTTTTTGATTCTCTTCGTGCGCCGCATATCCAACATCATAAATTACATCTCTATCATAGAAAGCATAAAATTTAGGACGCCACCTGCCCTTGGACAGCAAATGCCTGCCTCTGGGTGTGAGCTGTATATCTATAACTTCTTGTTTGCGATTAAAGAATTCCATAACTTATTATTAATTAGCTTCCTTGTGTAAATTTATTTTAAAATGGCTTTAAAGCCCCAATAGAATCAATATCGGTTGTGGATTTTCCAACAGTATCGGTTCCCATTGTAGACGTACTCTCAGATCCATCCGTAATCTGTGTCGTTGCTCCAACCGGAGCATCGGAGTCCTGCGCTGTTGCTGCTGAATTTCCTCCGGCTTGTGCGAGGGCTGCCAATTGAGCGGCATTTTGGCTTATTGGTTTCGGAGTGATATCAACTCCAACCTCCAATTGTGCTAATTCTACGAGAGAGAAGAAATCATATGGCCAATTGTAGCTGTAGTTAAGTTCTTTATTGGGCACAGAAGAAAACTGAGCCAATTCCGCATCTGTTGTGAATGGGAATCCGAGTGCTTTTTCTGATTTCTTTGTTACATTAAAGTAATTGTTCTTTCCTCTTTTCTTGACTTTGAACACCATCCATTTAATATCGGAAGATGAACTTTTGAAAGGGGAGTTTCCATACCCTGTGCTTCCAAAGAATTCATACTTTGACCTTACATCATGTTGAATTATGCTAGAATCCTTTTCTGCTTTCATTGCTATATCGGGCATCAAATTTTGCCAGATATAAGATAAATCCGTCTTACTTAGTGTATGTGTAAACTCAAATATGTACATTACAACAGGAGAGGCAGATGCGTTTTTTATTGGATCAAATTGTGGAGGCACAATGTATTTTTTCATCATCTTTATCATATGACTTATTGAAGTCTCTGTAATATCAGATGGGGCTTCAAACTGACCTTGTTTTATTGCTGGGTCTCCGTTATTAACATTAACTAATTGTTGCAAGAACATAGCAGGATCAATGTTATAGAATTCTCCATTTGAATTCATTGGTATAGCAACTACAGCTTCTGATATTTCTCTTGAAGATGCTATCTCTCCAACTCTCTCTTTTGAAGCTTCAAATCCGCAAATATCTATTAGGGATCCGGTTAAGAAAACTGGAGCGTCTGGATTCAAGAAAGCTGAAGATTGTCTTTGTACGGCGCTTTCCCTAAGTTGTAAAAATATACCTGCTGATCCAGTTGGTGGTTGTCCATAACCTTTCCATAGCCCACGAGTATATAAAGCTTCTCTGCCAAGACCACTTGCTGCTCCAAGAGAAGCAACGTCCATATCATGAAGATTAATTGAGGGGCATTCAAATTTTGATTCAATAACCCAAGCATCTTGTGAATCTTGCAGAACTGTGGTATTAACACCATCTGCTACAAAATTTCCTTCATCATCTTTTTTGGAACTGTATTCAACTTGTTTAAGAGTTATACTACCAAAAAGATCTACAGAAGAGCTGATGTGCATCTGTTTTCTTCCTGCCGCGTATGAAGCATAGAACGTTGGTTGTTGAAATGCCTTAGCTCTTTTGTTCGTATTAAAATACTTTGTTGACATTTTAGAATTTGCTAAAATTTCTTGAAGCGTAAATTTAGCAGATTCTGGAAGTGATTGACCCTCGGCTGGTTTCATATCCCTAACCTCATGAGGTCTAAATTCAATTCTTGCAACGGCATCTCCATAAAAATATGGAGGAGTGTGTATCGCAAAGCATGGATCTTCAAAATATGCACTCTCAATATTTTGTTGACTCAACATTTGAAACTCTGCCACATATGGAGGACCATAGTGCATACCCCTTGCTGACACTTTTGGGTTGCCGCGATTGGAACCGGGTAGCGCTTGTCCGGGTCCTCTGCCAGATCCGAAAGCCTGAATGTGTAAGACGTTCGGTGCGTTGGATCCAGAGTATGGGTGGTACTCAAAAGACCCAGAAGGTCCTTCGTATGATACGAAGTCATCTGTTTTCGATAAGACCACATCCATTACATATACCGATCCAGAGACCATTGGTTTAAAATCTTTTTCTTGTTTTGAAACAAATGAAGTTGGTGACTTTCTTTCCAAGAAAAATTCAGATACTTCAGCAAAAAAATTGTTTGCTGCTAAAGAATATTTTATATCAGACTGACCATTCCAAGTAAAGAATATATCTGCCTTTGTTCTACCATCTGTTGCGGTTGTAGATGAAGCAAACCATGGCTCTGAAAAGCCATCAGCTTGGGGTTTACCCAGCAAGGAACCAGAAAAGTGCGGATAAATAAAATGAACACTACCAGAACTATATCCAGTTCCAAATGCTATGTCAGCATCAGTTAAAGAATTTTGAGACGCTGTTAAGGGAAGATATCTGTTCGGATTTAAAATTGCCTCGAATGGGAACGCATAATTTGGCTCCTGTGCTATCAAATTTAAACATATATTAGAAGCGCTAAACGGTGAGTCTACTCCAAGAAATTTTTGATACTGTATTCCGCCAATAGGACTAACATCAGCAACCATATTTAAAGTTCCGGGTACAGAGCCTGTGTGGACTGAATAATCGACAGCTATTCCAGATTTAATTGTGTTAAAGAAAATACCCGGTGCAAAAAACGGCTGATATAAAGCAGCAAGTCTTTCCATGGGGGCTTCAGCGTCTGTATAATTGCTTGAACCAGAAAGAAACGGAGCATAGGATGCAGAAAATAAATGCCCCAATTGTACTGCCCTGAGAGCGGGATAAAATCCGTTATATGGTAAAAGCTTTTTAATCGCATTAACTTTTAAAGTAATTCTTGAAGGAGTTGCTGTACTGCCCTTCTTATGATCTTGTTTAATCTCGGCAAACTTGGACATAAAGTCTGAATTTGAATACAATCTAACAAATTGTTTGTTAAATGGGGCAAGCTCTGTTGTAGCACTAGATGTGCTTGACAGGGTGCTACCAATTAAATCAAGAAATTTATTATTCTCAGCAGAACTTCCATTATCTAAATAATACGCAATATGATCACTTATTTTGAACTCTGGGATGATTGAATAATCTTTTCCCATTAAACGAATATCTTCTGCGAAGTCTTCATAGGAGTTATACCAAGGCGCTCTGCCGCTTAGGACATCAGCTCTGTATGGAGGTATTAGATGAAGGCTCGCGGAGGACTGAAGTGTTACAAATTCTTGACCTTCGCCACTACCAGAAGCAAAACCATCAACAAAGCGCGTTTGAGTCGGAGTTCCATATGGAAAGGAGCCTGACCACACCAAATTTGGATACTCATACTGGAAAGATGCTGTGACCCTACATCCTGAACTGCCTCCTTGATACGCTCTGGTGTTTGTTATTGGTCCCCTGTCGGTGGATCCTCCTTTTCGAAATTTGCCATCAAGATTTAAGTCATATAACGTGAAAAGCCAACCCGCATAAGACAACTCTCCGTTTTTCATAACGTCATTCCACTTTGGCTCAAGATCTGGTCTCATAAATGCGCCAGACGGTCCCAAGGGACTCCAAAAATATGGATCAAAGCCTGCGTTTGTCCCTCCAACAGCAGATCCCGATACAAGATACCAATTAAAAAACGGCTCTTCTGCGTCCAAAGGCCATATACTAAGGTCTATCATGCCTATTGGCGCACTGGCGCTAAATATTGTTGTGTTTTGGGCATTTTTAGCGACGCCTTCAGCACGTAGTCTGTCATTAATGTTGTCTTTCCAAAAAGCAACCGAATCTCCAAGTCTTAAATTAAAGTTATCGGAACCACTGGATACAGTGTAGTTTTCTCTCTCTCTAGTCTTCGCAAGAGCTGCGTGTTTTTTTGAAGGATAAACTATCTCCCTGTAATTTAAAGATTTGAACTGGCTAATTGGACTCCACTCGCCCAGATCTTGATCTAGATAAATTCTTTTCAAGTCCTCATAAACTTCTTCGCTACGATCTGTTTCGAAATCAATAAGCTGATTAATTCTTTTGGAATTAAAAGTGTGTAAATTATTGGCATAGGTATGTTTTACATCAACATCGTCGCCATTCTTTAATGTCAATGTATGTTTTAGTGGCTTATAACAAAAAGTTACGGGTGGCTCTCTGAAATGCGCTATTGTTCTTTCTTTTAATATGCTTCCGTTATCAGCAAATTTGACCACCGATGATGTAGCTAAGGTAATCAAATTGTTTTTATTATTATATCTTACGATTGGATGATAGGACTGCCTAACTTGCTTCCAAGAGGAAAAGCCACCTGCCCCGTTTCTGCGTAGGTTTATAGCATTTAATTTTGCTGGGATACCTATTCTTCCACCAGCATGGTTAAGAGAAACATATCCACCATTAACGATAGAAGTGTTTCTATTCGTATGCGTTATGGTGTTTAGGGAAAAATCGTAAATGTTGTAGAAATTAGTATTTAGCCCCACAAAATCAACGGGCACAAAGCCATATCGATTTGTCCCATCAAGACCTGAAGAATATTTATTGATACCATAATACCTCTTTTTGTCTGAATTAAGAATATAGCTGCCATGCTCACTAGCTTCAACAAATGATATATCTGTCGAAGCTTCACTAGCATTGTTCGCATCTGGCTGTGAATATCCAAATGGTGCCGATATTGCGGATGCGGTGATCCAAGAATATTGTAGATCACTTTGTGGTATCATGTGCTGAACCCAGTAGTTGTCATAAACACTTGAAGTAGTTATGTTTTCCGCCACACCATACACTCTAGCTTCAGAGTATTTTATTTTTTTTGCTCCGTTTCTCTGTACTTTGTGATAGGAGGCAGACGGTGATCCATATTCGCTATCATACCCTCCAAAGGCACTATGCTTCGTTAACCACCCTTTAAGAGGCTGTCTTACAGTTAAATTACGGAAAGGCAGCGCATTATATACAGAGAATGTCTCAGATTCATAATCCAAATAGCCCGGACTATTAACCTCGGGTCCACCGGGGGCGGAGAATCTATTTACCATAATGCTGGCATGTTTTCCTCTATCCGGAACTGTGTAGTCCTTGAGACCAAAAACCGAAGGAGATGCAGTAGAGGCTGTAGGTATGCCATTGTTTTCTGCAAGATATCGGTTATTAATAGACCTATCTGGTATTTGGACTATCTCATAATTTTTAGCATAATTACCAATGCTTACTATAGATCCATAACTACTGCTAAGAGTTGTGGTATCTGTTTTAATGTTCTTTATGTTGACCGGGCTTTTTGCTATAAAATCTCTCGTGAAGTTGGCTCGCGTAAACGAAGAACCGAAATAACTTGGATTTATTATTGTATAATAAAGATTACCACCCGCGAGAGTTGCTAATGCAAACCATGCTTCTGGACGTGTGTCCTTTCTTGGTTCTGTTGGTCCATTTATTTGTGCTGGTTTCCAAACAAAACCGATGTTTCTATATTGATTACCGCCGACATGTTGTCTAGTAAACGGACCCTGAGCTGGTACATCTTTTGTGTCTAAATAGTAATCTCTCAGATGGTCTGGTCCTGCTTGAAATCCAGCGGGTACACCTGTGGCGGCAGTAGTGACGCTTGAGGAAAAGAAAGTATAGGGTGACACCAAAGTATTTGAGTATTTCGATTGTGTGTTTGTTGCGTCGTTTAGCTGCACTTGGTAATGAGCGGATCTTTTTAAATTTGGATTGATCTTATCTTCGTCGCTACAAACAACACTGCTTGTTGAGAACGTAGTTGTGTCGTATGTTATTGTTCTTGTATTATCAAAGGGCTGAGTCTCTGTCAATACAATAGATCTTTTATTGTATTTTGTTTTAAGTGGTCCAGTTCCCTCTTTTGCTGTAATTCTGTATGGTGAGTTAAATTTTCTGTTGAATACCTGCAGGGATGCGGAATGGATCTCTTGCCTATTAGTATCAACAGCGCTATTGCCAACTAGAAGTGATGCATCGTCTCTTGTTGCCTTTTTGCTCCACCATAGACAATTAACGCCCTGATCTTCTCCGGATATAGGTGCGTGTCCATATTGCCAATTGTACATTAAGTGATTAATGCCGGAGATTGTTCCAGAAGGGTCGCCAAGAGCATTTTCAAAAGTAGGGAATCTGTGTTGTACCTTGCTTCTTTCAAAGATATGACTCTCAACAACATTGGATAAACTATCAACCTCAGAAGAAGCCGGTACCATTTGGTTGATCATCTTTCCTATGGCGGTATCAAGCCATTGAAAATATTCCAAATATGTATCTAAATCTGGCGTATTGCCGACTCTTTCAAAGAATATCTCTCTAATTTTCTTTAAAAGCTTATATTCTGAACGGTATTTATTGACCGGATCTCCAACGAGATTCTCCAATCCACTAGCTTCCGCTGAACATGCTAGAAAATTCAACATTTGTTCAGAAATAGATTGGTACATGCTTTTTTCAACAGCAAAACTAAACGTTGTGGGTCTAGTTCGGGGAGTGAAAAATTCTTGATCTTTGTTTATTATCTTTACTGTATCAGATATGTCCAAATTCTCCGGAACTTGTTGCTTGTAACTAAACACATGTTGTTTAGATATGGCATCTGTGCTGGAAGGGTGAAAGAAAAGCCCTCTTCCCGTGTGTTGTTTGAGCAGCAAATCTGATAGGTCTTTTCTAAAAACACTGTCACCGGAACCCGAAGAGAAGTCTTGGACGACAAATTCTCCATCAGCGTCAGTGCCAGTTACCGTTGCGAAGTCCCAATTTAATGCTAGGGTCCTTATTTTTGGAACGTTAACCTTGAAATTTTGGAAAAGGTATGCGCTTTCCATTGAATCAAACAAGCCGTGATTTGATGCGTCAATAGCATGTGAAACAATCTCGTCTTTCTCCAACGGCAGTGCCCAATATCTGCATGATGATATTTTTGTATCTGAGCCACATATTAAGGACCCCGTATAGTTTGTTCTGTGAGCGCCGATGTATAATCTCTTCTTACTAGCAAGAACCAGATCTCCAGACGTTACGCTGCCCGTCAAAACAAAGCTGTTCGCAACAATATCTGCTTGAGTGTTGTATCCATGGAACTCAACTGTATAGCCGGAAGTTCCCGAAACAATGCCAAGGTTAGGATACGATGTAGGCACCACCTTAACGGCAAAGTGCCATTTTTCATCATCATAAACATCCTCAAAAGTGCTGGATGTCAAAAATGGTATACAAGCCTCTGTTGTGGCATTTACATTCGTACCAGTTAGAACAAATTTTATTTCGTCTGCTGAGTATGCCTGTCCTATGCCAAGTTGGGAATTTCGTTCTCTAACAGCATAAACCTGAAAGTTTCCATAATTCTCTGCTGCCCAACTAGTATCCCCCTCGTCTGAAGGGGCAGGCTCTGCGGCATGCATACCAAATAGAGAAGAGGATAACGCAGTGTAATCTCTTTCTGCCGCTCTCGGGTTTTCTATATCTAATTTGGCTGGAAATATTACATCTGTCTCCACAGTAAAACCAATACTAGCATCAAAGCCTGAAGACTTTGAACTGCCTGTAATATACATTGCGGAATTAGTATTCGAGGAGGCTGTACTCTGATATACGAGGGCATTAAAATTACTAGCGGTCGCGAAATTTGCGAAATTCTTAGTTATAATCTTGGGCGTTATTGATTGATTTAATGTTATTTCCGCATTATTAGCGTAAAAAGAAAGAGCATAAATATCGTCATCAACCCCAAAACATCTTATTAAGTTTCTTAATGACTTCTCTGTACCTTTAGATTTTAATATGAAATTTAAATTATTATAAATATTTGTATATATTTGATTCTTTACATTTACTAATTCTGTTTTGTATTCTCTTACATCATCTCTATTTGCTAAAAATGGCAGCACATCTGCGGTGGAAAACAATTCTGGTGCTACAAACCCTCTGTTTTCTAATAACCTATTGGCAAATGGGATAGGCTTGTACACACTACCTGATACGCTGCCGCTTATGTATGTCTCGTTTTTTAAATCTTTCAGTTGCTGTGTCTGAATATACAGTTCATCAAAATAACTTGCAATAATCTGTGATAACTTTTTTATTTGAAAAGTGCTTTTTTGAGAATCTTCGTCCAAAATCCACTGGGGCATCATGCTGTAGATGGACATCGAGTTTCTTGTATCGTATTCTAGACCTTGGGCTGTCTTGTCGCTGGTTAAAGATACAACTGTTGGGTGGTTGTTGTAAATGATTGGATCTTTAAATTCTCTATCTGCTGCGCTGGCGCTCACAATCGCTGAATCTGTGAACCTTACAGCCTCTGCCGATGCAGCAGGGTAATTGTTATATGTTCCGTTAGACACACGACCTGAATAGTCTAGCACAACACTGTCTTGCGAACCATACCCTGTGATACCTTCATTGAATTTGAAGTAAACTCCCAAGTCAACAGGAAAGGAGGACCCGCTAAATTTAGAATCCACAGATCCATAATCCGTGTTAGATCCACCCGCGACTTGAGTAAACCAATTTTTGTTTATTTCTTTTTCTGTTCTAGCAAATTTCCAAAATCTGAACTCATCGAATGAAGACCCAGACAAGCTCCCTTCTCCGTTTGTGACCGTTAAGTTTGATGCTGGGTTGTATCTGTACGCACCGATATTTGCGTTAAATGGTCCCTGAGTTACAGCACTAAACTGTGATCCAGTGTGGACTGTATCTATTAGGTTACCATTGATATAGAGCTTCAACTCAAGGTGATGTGAGCCAGTGGGGTGATTTTGAGCCACAAAAGCATAGTGATTCCAGTCGGACAAATCAATATTATAGGCTCCAGACAAAGTTGTTGGACCAATCTTTGCTCTTTCAACACCAGAGGTACCCGACATATATGTCAAATGGAATATTGAATCCTCTATATAGGATCCGTTTAAAGTCCTATTAAGTCTTGTCTCCACCAAAAAACGACCGTATGTACCAGTGGAAGTTTTGCCTGTGCTTCCATTCCACAAATCAAAATAAGCATGAGATGGAGAAGTTTGACTTTTTGAAGGCTCTAGGGGTAGCTTCATCCAAAATTCAACAGTGTTACCATTCGGAGCATCTATGGATAAGTTTTGTGTTTGGCTGCTTGTTGGGTTGTAAATATTAGCTTTGAAATCTGAATCAGTGTAATCTAATTGTTTACTAAAATTAGCGTCGTAAGCAGGGGCTTGGGGTCCATGAGGACCACCCTTTATTGAAATATATTGCGGATTTGTTGGCTCCACAATCTTATCAACACCATCGTCTGCAGCAGTGCCTGCGGCAACATAAGTTTGTCCGATGGATATAAACCCATTAGTTCTAGGATACTCATACTCAAAAAAATAGTTATCAAAATATGAAGAAGAATTATGCCATTCATATTTTTCTTTTAGAGACCCATCATAAGGATAGGTTTTATATATGTTTTCTATTGATTTTTTATAATATTCTTCAGCGGATCCAAATCTTGCAAAATTAGCAGGGTTTGTGAAATCAACATTTGGCTTATATCGGGAGCGATCTTTTAAAAAAGCTTCTGCGTAAGCAGGAGACTCTATCTCTCTAGAAATTTTGTTAAAACTAGAGGATACTAAGCTTTTTGGTGCGTTATATACAGAAGCTTTGTACTTCTTAAAAAGGCTTGATGCTTTTGTTACTTTTGGTCCCTTAAATCCCTTTACCATTATTCCTCTACCTTAAATTTAAAAACTTCTTTCTGTTCCCTATAAGAACCATTTGAGTAATAAGCAAATTTAAATGCGTATTCATATCCCGCCTGTAGCATGCTCATATCTAAATCAAAATAATTGCCAGAAATATCGTAAGATAATCTTGTATAAGAGCCCGCTGTGCCATCTGCTTGGGGGGAAGTGGCAGAGCCTGTTCCAAAAGGAATTACTTCATAATCATCAACAGTTCTATATAAACTAAAATATGCGTCCTCTACAACATCGCTAGGTAAAACGGACTGCATTACTGTATAATTATTCGGATTCCAATTTTTAGATCTGACAAACAACCTAAACCTTGCCTCTTCCTCGCGAGAATATTTTGGCTTTAGATTGTCAATCGTTGTAACATAATCTGGATCTGGGTTATAGCCGGGTGAATCGAGCGTAGAGACTGATACCTTTGAGCTTGTGTGATAAGCAACAACATCATTGAAGTGCCAAGCCGCATAAACATTCTCAAGAGAGTGAGACATTGCCAAAGAGGCGGTATAAATACCCGTCACTGCTCCCTGTGGACCAATGTATATCCCTCCCGTAACATTTGTGTTATTTGTTGCCACAACATCTCCCCCTACTGGTAGGGTTAGCTTGTCATATATATTTCCGGCAGAGTTGGAATATAAACTAACATGTATTGTGCTCGTATTCGCATGAACAGAGTTGGCTGGTATGTTTTTTAATTGACCTCGGACATAGTTGTACAAGTATATTGTATTAAGGTTGTCTTCTCCAGTAGCTAAAGAGCTGCTTTGAACAAAATTAGCTGTGTTGTCCTTTTTGGAGGAGTCCCACCTCGCTTCTAGATTTGGTCTCTTTAAGAAATATTCGCTAGTTCTTGAGAAAAATTTCTTTGTGTAGTATGAGTTAGATCCGGTTTCATAACTGGAGGATAAGTACGCACCTAATCCATAGTTTGGTATTCCTGTGCCATTTACAAATTTATTTGAACTAACAAGACCGTTTGTTCCAATTGAGCCGGTTATTACAAGGTTGCCGGGACCCCCGATAGTATTTCCAGCTAATCCCAAATCGTCTTGAGTAAGGGTGAAATAATCCGTTCCAGTATCGTTGGTGGTGGCAGTTATCCTAAGTTCAGGCACGTTATTAACTGATGATATTATTTTGCTTGCTATAGCCGCGACAGACCCTAGTCCATCCAATCCTATTATTTTGTGTTTTCCGATTCCGCCCAAACCTTCCGTTGTCACATCTTTATCAAATTTAAAAATAACGGTAGTGCCTTGAGAATCTACAAGGGTAAATTTCTTATCATCTAGGTTTGTAGAGGTTGCTGAACTGTGGACCTGTACTTCTGCAGATGCTTTAACTCCTCCAGCCATCCAATCCTCAACAATATTACTAATGTCAACAGATAAATCTTCAGTGCCATCTACAAAGGATGTGGTGTAAACTGGAGATAACGCGCTCTCGGCAAAATCGCCGCCTTCGGTGAGCCATGTTGTATACCCATCTCCCGTAGCACCTTTTCGAGACCAGTTTGAGCCCGTTCCCTCATAGGTTTGGTCCGAATAATTTTCCATATCAAGACCATAGCCCTCTTGCCAAGATCCGGAACATACCTTAACTACCATTTTAAAATCTTTTGGCAACGTATAAGCATGGGGGGCGTTATATAAATTAAGATACCAAGCAACGTTTCCGCTGGCTGGAATTAAGCCGTTGGTCCTATCTTCATTGAGCTTGTCTATGTCAAATTGAACAAGAATTCTTGATTTTTCAGAAGACAAGCCAGAAGAGGCGGAGGTTTGCCCAACAATATAGAAAGCTTCTAAGACATCTGCTGCTCCCATGTTAGATCCAGTGCCCCTAGTTTGTAAATCTTCTTTAAAGGCATTAGAAATTGTGTTGTCTGACGTGGCGATATATCTCTTAATAGCCATTAAATAACACTCCCAACTATATCCCTAGAGGGAAATCTAAGTTCAAATATAAAATCCTCTGGAGGGATTACCATTCTTCCATTAGCAGCAAGAAAGTTATCAAAGTTAAAACTAACATCCGAATAAAGTGCGCCGGTTTGCTGTTTTATGGTAACCTCGCCAACATCTAAAATGCTGTCTATATTTTTCAAGACCTGAAATACATCGGAATAGTTAATCGGTTCACCAAATTCAAATTTATTTCTAGAGAACCTGTTGGCTAAAGCTGCGTTTGCTTTAGAGATTGCACTAAATCTGTTTTCTTCTCTATCTACCATTATTTCATAGGTTATTGAAAAATTTATTATTTTTCCATCTAAAATATCTATAGAATCATTAATCATTTTATAGTTTGAAATCCAAGTTTTTAAATTATTTTTTAATGTTGAAGGGCTGGGGATTAGATTTCCATCGGGGTTTTCTGAAACAATATACAAATTTAGATTTCTTTTGAATGAATTTTTATCTTGTACGATGTTCATTCTTTTTACTGATCCAAATTTTCCCGGCATGTTATAGGCTAGAGCTATATAGTCCTCCTTAGTAACTGCTCGGTTCTGGGCTGCGTATACCCCATAAGCCCTTTGCTTAATTTCTTCTGCTGAAATAGTAGAGGTGTCCCCGACAATTGGCTCGTCGTTTTCAAATTCCAAGCTAGCTACCACTTCTCTCATTTCCCCTTCAGACAAAAGAGCTGAATTTTTGAACTTGATATTAACATCCGCCATCGAAGTTAGAGAATTGGCGCTTATGTTGATCTTATTTGTACCGTTTGCTCTGTATATGACGGTCAAGGTGGTATTAGATGGTGCTATCCCAAGCTTGTCCGTTTCTATTAGATTAGTCGGGTCGAAAGAGCGATCCGTAACGTAATTTCTTCCGTGCGTATCCATGATAACGTTTGCTGGGTCTGTTACTACATCAGATGTTGCGTTTGCAACGGAGCCGTACCCAAATTGTATGGAGGTCTCAGATCCCCTATGTTCCACAATGTATCTTCTTGGTACCGCTCTTGGCTTCATGATAAATGGTACTAAATTTTTATCGGATAACCTATTGGTAACCGGCACATAAACTGTATCTTGTGTTAAATTGTCTACTTCAAAATATTTATTTCCAGAAGTATCTGTTACAGAGATGATTTCTGTTATATTTCTGTCATCTAAGAAGAATTTAGGAAATCTTTGATATTCTCCTACAGATAAATATTGTACCTTTAACTCACCAGATACAACCCTGCCGTGTGATCTAATAGCATATTTTGTTGGCAGACCTGTTGTTGAGTTTGTTGCAGCAACAATAATTTCATTCTTTGTCTCTGAAAAATCTACATCTTCCGTTAGAGTAAAAATTGCTCCAGTATTAGCTACAAATTTTGTTCCGTTCTTTAGGACTGGGGCATACCTCATGTCTGGACCGATGCTCGTTGAGGATGCTGGCAGCATCATATATAAGGTCACTATTCCGCTTGAATGTGAAGCACCCCCTTGCTTATAGCCCATTTGTCTTGCAATTCTATCAACATTTCCATATTCTAAAGCTGTTTCCAAGAATGATTCGTTTACTTGGTAATCTAGATAAAAAGATAAAACATCTCCGACATAAGCAGTCATATCAAGCATCAGGGACCCGAACGAAGCTTCGCTGAAATCTTGGTATGTATCTGGGTAGTATCTTTTAGCGTAATTTTCAAGATCATTCTTGATCGAGGTAAAATCTCTGCTAGTATAATTTATCGGGGGTAATTTAACTTTTTTTCCTGCCATTGGATAAATTTCCTTTTGCTTTTAGGTAATTAGTTCCTTTTATTTAAATTTAAATTTGTTGATCAACATTTATTTCAAGGACATCTGTGAAGTTTAGAGGACTTATAACATAATGTATTACAATTCTCAAACTATTGGGCTCAGGCACTGCCGATCCCGGTCCTTGAGGCTCTGGTCCAAATTGGATGTTTTTTATATTTAAATAAGGAAGATACTTATTGGCTTGTGATTTTATTCTTTGGGATATTTTATTATTTAAACTTGGTCCATATGGTTCAAACAAAAATTTATATATTCCAACTCCAAAGTCGGGTATCATAATTCTTTCGCCGGGGTTTGTTAAAATTAACATTTTAAAATTCTGCCTAACGACATCACGCAGATCGTCAAGCATCTTGTATCCATTAGCAGAATCTTTGCTTAGTGGTAGATATGGTCCATAAAAAGACATAAAAATATCCTCGCTTTCTTAATAAATAGCCAACTTTATATATTTTTTAACCGCTGAATGGGTCTGTAAAATCATTTTTGTATTGATCTTTGCCCTTGAGCATTGTAGTTGAATAAATTAAAGTTCTAATAATAGACTTTGTTGGGTTAAAAGCTTTTTTAAACTCTTCACTTCTAGACGCTGTTAAAACACTATGTAGCATGGTAAGACTACACATTCTTGGGACTGGGAAGCTGTAGCTAAGGACTCCCTCATATGCGGGATTGAGGGTCAAACCTTCGATTACTTTAGCTACGACTTTTTTTCCGTAATTTGTTTGTGTAAATACTCTAATTTCGCTTGCTTTGTAGTTAACCTCCAAAAGACCGTTATCTAATAGTTTGTATCCTCCATCAAATGCTTTTTCTTGATCTCCAGAGGGGTTATTAATTTTTATTCTCTCATCAAACAATGGTAGTATGAGCGAAAACATTGGTTCAGTAAATTCAGTTTGACCGGCATTTTCTGATGCCGTTTTGTTAACGCTAATTGTTCTATTCTCAATCATCAACAGACTCTTTGTTTCATTAACAAAATTAATATAATCATTCATCTCTTTTGTTTGGTGTGTTCCAGTTTGGGTAGCAGCGCTAGAGATCAATTTCAATGCGTTATCACCGTCTAAATCTAATATTTTCAACAAGTTATCAAACATATCTTTAACTGGTTTTATTTGATTTTTTAATATAGGTTCGTCGTTTTCGTCTTTAGCTTTTGTAGTGACAGCCCCATAGCACCACCTAACCCCAAAGTTAATTTCTTTAAACATTTCCGCAACAGATGGACCAGTATTTTCTACTTCAACCTTGGTTGGGTCATTGCCATCAACTGCTATAAGTGGCTGAACTTGTGCGGTATTTGGAGGATATAGCGATGGAATTCCGCTCATCATAGAAATTAATTCAACAAAATTATCTTCACTTAAAATACCTTTAAATTTTGCGTCTCTATTAACTAAAGCTTCAACATAGTTTTCATCACCGGGTTCCCAATCCACAATATCAAAATAATATTGGAAAAAGAATTTTCCATTCTTGAATAGTTGTAATCTACTTGCGGAGCCAATTGAGACATTCTCAATGCCATCTACAAAAGCTTCGTCATATACCTGTAACATTAGAGGGTAAGATACTGCCTGAACTGGATTTATTTTTCCAATGCCAAGTCCGGAACCCTTTAGTGTAAATTGGCTGAATTTGTTTTCTAGATAGGGTATTGGTTTTGAAAGATTTTGTTCGATTAAGTATTTTAATCCATCTTCCCAGTTTTCAATTCTCTTGTTTGTTTCGCCAAAGGCGGTTTGGCTTTTGGCAACTCCGGGGAGACCTCCTTCGGGGTCGTCAACATTGTCTGACGAGAATGGAATACCAGCGCTATTGCAAGACTTAAATAATTCTCTTATAACTTCTTTTATAGTAGTCCTGAAGTTGCCCGGACTGTTATCAATAAAGCGAACCATCTCTCTATAAATCAATTCAGCCATAGAATCATCCTGTAACAATATGTCAGTTGGAAGCTTAGACAAAGGCACGATTGACCTAATGTACATTTCGCCTGTAAACACTTGTATGAGGCAATTTATTAAACCATTTAAAATTGCGTAATGAGGCATGCCTAATTGATCACTGTTGGGATCGTGATACTTTGAAAAATCGTAATTATCTTGTACTAATTTTGTGACTGCCTCAAAATCTATCAATTGCGATCCATAACCATCGGCTTTGGCATCGGACTCAAGCTTTAGTCTTGTCATTTGTTTTCTTAAGAAAGTCCCCCTGTATAAGCCTGCTATGAAGGAATCATCAAAGCTTCCGCCTGCTAATTCCTCTGCGGCTGCTAAAGAGGCAAAAATCAAATTTAAGCCCGGAATCAACATGAGTGGATCAAAGCTATCCAAGATGTCATCTTCTTTGTCAATTGCATAATCTTGTACCAATTCCGCATTTGCCATAGATTCCGCGAGAGTATCCATGACAGAGGACCAGACTGACCAATAGATGTCATTTGCAAAAATAGACTCAAAGGCTTCGGCATTTTCTTCGGAAAGTTGAAAATCACCCGACTGTATGTTGGATATAATTAGTTGTGAAAAATACTGCGCTTGTGGTGGAAGGAGGGAGCCCTTCTTAAGCGGATACTGTTCTAAATGTTCTTTCAGGACCATTGGTATAAGCTTTGTATTCTTGTCCAACCTTGTCAGATCTATTGTCTGTTTGCTGTCAGATGGAATTCCAAACATATCTTGAGTTTTGATCTTCGTGATCATATTATACTCATATTGAAGATTTCCATCTTCATCCTCCTCTGGAGGCACCATTTCCAGCATAACCTCTGATTCTTCGTCTACTTTGACCGTAACAACAGAAGAGGGACTGTCTTCGGAGCCTTTCTTGATGGTTATGTTTTGTTCAAGGTCCTGAAGAACTTCGTCAATTCCAAGTTCGTCTTCTCCTGTTTTGGGATTCTTTTTTGGTATCTGGACGCCGCGAGAAGGGAACGCGAGATTAACTGCTGGGAAATAAGGAGTTACACCTGCTGGGGTATACAAATATCCGCCAGCCATCCATCCTGCAGGAAACAATTTATCTTGAAAAGTTTTATTTGGTCCTGTTAGCAATTTAAGCAATGCGCCGGGTAAGCTTTCATTAAGCATAGATTCCGTTACTGGGTTTCTGCTAACCAAAACAGTTTGTCTTAGTCTTTTTAAGTCGTTGTTGAGCGCGTTTTTGATCGGTATTGTTATTTGCTCAACAGTTTTATTTATCGCATGATCCATAGTTGGATTTGGCAAACCAGATAGCACACCTTGATTTCCTAAGCAATCTCCAAACATTGGTGGCAATTGTGTGCTTAGATCTTGGTTGTTTCTAATCGCGTCTGCTAAAGCCTTATATTTATCTATATCAAATTCCAAAGCTCTTTTTGCGGAGGAGTCTAATAAATCATTAACTCCACATCTTTCCGATAACTGCGCCTTAGCATCTGCCAACAAATTAGTACACAATTCTGGATTTTCATACGTGTCCGTTATGTCGTCTTCAATATCCGCGAGGGTTTGTTTTGGTAGACCCAAGCCAGCGCACGTAAAGAAATCTTCTATTCTTGACCTATTGTTAAGTTGAATTTTTATTTCTGGATATTTTGATATTTCTTCGTCTGCAACGGTCAAAATTGTATCCGTTATTCCCCCACCAAGCAACCCTAAGACCTCGCCGGAACTTAATCTTGAAGAGATGTTTGTCATCATTTCTATTACATCATCCCCAGTCACGCTGTTTCCATCTATTAATATTCCACACTCTGAAAAATATTCGTCTACAGGAGGCAAATCTGGGGCGGTGAATATATCGCCGAGGTTTTGACCTCCGTAATCTTTTACTTTCTTTTCTCCAACTGGACAGGTTATTTCTGGACATTGTAATAAGAGGTCCAATAATGCCTTTATAAGTTCCAACAATAGCTGTGCTAAGATAAATTCTAAAACTGCCAATAGGGCATTTAAAAGCTCATCTAATAAATTTGTGGTTGGAAGCCTCAGAAAGAAAGAGGGTATTTCCATACAAAAAGAACATATGAGGTCGGATGCCTCTAAATCTTTCGGATCAGTATTTACACTAGCCGTTGGTCCCTTCACTTCATAGCCAATTTCAGCTTGATTTTCCCCAGATAGAGCTGATGAACCTAAATTTGGCTTTACATTTGCCCCGACAGATCCGGCGTTAGCATCCAATTCAAGATTTGGGACTGATATTGTATCTATACCGATTTGATCTAAGAAACATTTGCATATCTTAGCATATAAGGTGGGCGGATCAATGTAATCCAATACATACTCAAAGAGATCATCCAAATCAATTATTTTGCTTTGAATATCCTCTAGAGCACCTGATGAGGCTAGCCAGTCGCCTACATATTCTTGGATTTTTTCTCCATCGGCGATGGCACCAAACGCTGTTAAAGCTTCCACATCTTCAAATGTATATTTTTCGCCATTAACATCAAATTCTCCAAGCAAGACCGCATCTCCGATTCCAGAAGGGGGCTTGGGGCATGGAGGAAAATACTTTAATAAACTAAATTGGAACGACCCAAGATCAAAGCGTGGGTCCAGCTGAAGTGCTTTATCTAGTTGGGCAGCTATTGGTCCCAAAACATCTTCCCAACGGGGGAGAACAAAGGTAAAAGGTTTGCAAGGTGCGGAGGGAAGACCGCCCATGTTATTTAAATCCTTTTCTATGATTTCCGGCTTTGGGTTTACAAGATACAATTTTACCATATCTTGCCATTTTAACATGGGATTTCTCAACAAGCGATGATGATAGAAAAGACTCATCGTGTTTGTATTGTTAAGAGGGCTTAAGTTTCTAAAGTGGTCCACACCAATTTTTAAAACTTTAAATTCAGTTTCATCATGTTTTTTGTAAGCTATATAGACTATCTTAAATTCTGTGTTTAACCCAATCTCTATAGTGTTCTCGTCCGGAGTTCCCAATTGTACGCCGTTGATAGCCAAGAACTTTTTAACTAGAACAGGAACTTGTTCTAATCTCTTCATCTCTTGAAGCAGATCTACTCCCTTTAAAGCATATTTTGAAGCAAAAATTTCAAGATACATTTTATTTAAAGAAAACAAAGCTTGAGTTACATGATCTGTATAATATTTTTCATTTAATGTTAGTTGATTCTCGGCTTTACCTCTTAATTGCTGTAGGCTTAACTCTGTATCAGAAAAAGAATTAAAATAAATTGCTCCAACTTTTACCAAAAATTTAATACTTGATCCGGGTCTAAGATCCAAATGATAGTCATCCACCCTTGATGCCAAATAAGCATCTGCCAAATTGTCCACATCTTTATCAGTATAAGATTTAGTATAAAAATCAAAAAGACTTTTGATTCCCTCTTTTTGAGCTATTTTTTTCTTTTCTTCTAAGTCACTGTCATCTACAACACAATTTTCACCTTTAAGCTCAACAGTTATCCAATACTCTCCGTCTCCCAAGTGGTAATAAGGCTCAGTCATCTTCCACCAAGTGGGGATTAATGCTTTAGCCATTTCTGACATTGGCTTTATTTCAGCCGATGAATAACCGGATATCATTGAGGCTCCGGGGGTGTTTTTATCATAAATTTGTTTAAAATATGCTTCGGAACTGAATTCGGGTTCACCTGAGTGCATAAACAAGTCTTTAATTACAGCATTTAGGATTTGTGGTCTTATGTACCCAATTACCTCGTCCATCTCTCCAGCATCTGGGTCTATTACTTGTACTTTATTCCATTCTCCCGAAGTTGTGGTACCTATGGAGGCGGATCTTTTCTTACCTCCGTTGACCCACTCTTTAAGAACCTTGACAGTTGAAAAATTCTTCACATATCCTATAATAGGGCTTCCAGTGCCGGGGGCGGAATATATTGCGACTTCTTCAGGCATTGCCTTGTCCCATATGAAACTGCTAATTGGAGCATCTACTTTTGGAACATTTCTTATGTGTGCGTAATTGTCCTCTAATCTTTTTAGGTAGTCCGGATTTAAGCCAGAGGGTGCGAATATTCTCGAAAGACCAGCTACAATCTCAAGGGCTTTTTCTTTACTCAAATTTTTAGTTACATCTAGATTTGGAAATGCTCCAAAATCAAATTCAAGACCCGCAAATTCTCCTCCAAGTATTTTTTGTTCAAAACTAAGATAAGCATCACTTAAAGATTTTGAATATAAACTGGATCCTCCGTTTGAAAACGCTGCTAGGAAAAGGTCATCAAGGTTTATTCCCAAAGCAGTGTATTCAGCACTAGACCCTGCGAGACCAACAATTCCCATTTTTACTAGATCCACCACTAGTGCCGCATCGTCAATCTCTAATTCGACAGCATAAGTTAGATCAACATACGGTATATCCAGCATCTGCCTATAATTCGCATCAGTAATATCACAATTTGTCTTATATTCCAAGACCATCCAAGGCTTGCAAGCTTTTGAGATAGAGTCTGTGGTTTTGTACGTTCTTAATTGTGAGTCAATGTAGTCGGCAAACTCACCACCTTTTCCTTCGATCCAGCTTTTTTGATACTGGGCTACTGGGTTGGTGTCTCCGAACTGGTTAAAGCCCTCCCCCTCTTCTCCAATAACATACGATTTTTTTGAAAAGACTATTTGATTATCATACACTGTTTTGGAATATCCAGTATCAATTCCTAGAGGCTTTCCATCTTCTGTCTCAAAGGCACTCCAATTTCCTTGTGCGGCGGCTTCTAGATATGGCTCGGTGCTGTTGTCCCAAGCTGAGAACTTTACTGTCTGAGCACTCATTGGGAGGTTTCCGGGTACCAACCCATATTGAATTGCATCTTGTTTTACGGTGGGGTATATACTTAAAGAGTGAACCCATTTTGGAATGCATTCTCTAGGTTGATTCACAAGCAGCGGATTTTCTTCGATATATGGAGTCCAAAGATCATATACTTCTTGTGTGTACTGTGTTTGATTGCCATCTTCGATTAATTTGCCCCAAGAAATATCGTCTAAGTCTGCGAATCCTTGATCTCCGCCGCGCTTCCACCTCCATATTGGAAATTCCAAAAGAGAATATCTATTAACAAAAATAGGAACATTAGTATTCTTAAACATGTTCAATTCACTTAGGTCGAAAGTCAAGGCATTCTCAACAATTTGCGCCATTCCTGACGTACTCACAGTATTCATATTGTTTGGATTCTTGCCAGTTAAAAGCATAAACTTGGATTCATCTTGATCCCATGGGTGTTTTAGCAAATGCTTTGCCATCCCTTCAACGCCCAAAGTCTCTTCTAGGTATGTTGAAATCTTAAACGACGGGAAACCAGCATATTTAAGCTGGTAATCATTATATGCTTTTCCATATATCATTTCACCCCCGAGCAGCCTTGGACCATTTGAATATAACAGGGGCTTTACATCATCATAGTGGTTATCAGTGAATTCAGACACTCCTCCGTACAGCTTCTTAACTGTGTCTTTATCTCCTGCCCCAGAGTCCTTTAAGCCTTTAATTTTATCTTGTGTTTGAAAGTTTGTTCTAAAAGTTAAGAATGTTTCTTTGCTCCATTGTGGACTGGGCATAAAGGTGAAAAGACCTAAGTGCTCCTTCCAAAAATCTCCTTGCCAACCCATTCCATTTGGTTTTGTGGCAAAATGATACGAAACCCACAAGTCGGATAGCATCTTAGTTATGGCTAGCGGGGAAGCGTTGCTGTCCAAGAACATGGCTATATCTGCTTTTCCGGTTCCATAAGACGGAAGAGAGTCAATCATGCTGTAAATCGTTCTTGGGTTTTTTGGCAAAAGCATAAACCCGCCGCAAGATACGGCATTTGTGCCCCCACCAGTTACTCCAGTAGCTTCGGAGGTTCTAGATTGATATGATCCATCATCTTTCCAATGTTTTACTGGACCTCCTCCAATCCAATCATTATTCCATAGACCAAACTTTGTCGCATATTCAATGTTTTTCTTTGGAACAGATGCGATCCACTTTTCATTTGTACCGACTTTTCCTGCCGTAACATCAATAAACTTACCTACTTCAGGAGTGCTTAACTTTTCATAGTTGGTGTTTTCAATGAGACCCCCTTTTCCATCCGGGTTTGGGATTTGCCTTCTAGGATCTCTAGCCAAAATTGGCGCGTTTGTCCACTTTCGTCCCGCTTGAAATTCAAAAAAACTTCCACTTAAAACCCTCTGTGTGTCAAACCAGTTTGACATATCTCCTACTTTCTTATTGTATTCTTCCGCTTGCTCTTCGGTATGAACACCTTCGGGTGGCTCGATGGGGTGCCAAGGCTTTTCAAAAGGAAGTGGCTCATACCTTTCTGTCCTTGCGTCTGGCTCTTCAGTCACTGGCTTTGGACCTGCGTATCTGGGATTTTTAGGTACCACTTGAGTTAGATAACTCAAGATTTTTGGGGTGATATGATTGATGGTAAGATGTGGGTTGTCCAAATAAAGCTGTAGATCTTTTGGTTGTGTACCTGCGGGAACCAACTTAAACATTGACACCAAATTATTGGTCTTGAAGCTAGCAGTGTATGAATCCTCTTTAAGTTCTTCAGCACTAATTGATCCTCCACTAAGGGCTTCAAGATCGAGTTGATTATAATACCAATCTGTTGTACGAAATCCAGAGGGGCATCCCATAATTGTATGAAGAGGATTCCTTGTCAAAGCAGTCTTCATGCTGGGAAACCAGAGTTTTGCTCGTGTCGGAGTAAGAGGTTGCCATGGGGAGTTATATGCACGGTTATGATATCCTTTTTGCGAACTTACTTCCGGTTCTTCTAGGTCTGTGCCCTCCATAATGCTGTATTGTGCATTTAGCATTTCATAATAATTTGAATCAGGGCACTCACCACTTGTATAACCCTTGTATTTGTTTTCTTCAAAGTTTTCTTCGAACGGAGTACCAGATACCCCTTCACCCGCTGGGTTTACAGGAGTGGGCTTGGCAAGATTTGGGGTCTTGTCTCCGAATGGGTTCTTGGTTCCGGGGAAACCCCTAATTTCAAAAACATATGAGTTTGTATAATACTTATGGAAATTGTATACAGCCCCCATGAAGCCCCATTGCTTATGCATAGGTCTATTTGCCCCCAACATATTAACGTATCTAGAAAACAAATCCTCTGTGTTTGCCCTTAAGAACTCAACGTCATAGAGTTGGAGAAATTTAATTCCTGAATTATAGGGATCTGATCCAGCAATGTCTTCGCTTACCTTGCCACGAGAATCTCCAATAATAGTGAAATCTCCAACAACGCTGACTCCTGTGAAACCCGGCATACCATCCTGTGCGGGTCCTAAATCCATATTTTCTGGAGGGATTGGCGCGAGAGGGTCAGCATTGGTGCCAAAGTTGGGCATTCTTCCAAGCCAAGGTGAGGATGATGCGGCGGAGCCTTCCGGATTTAAATCAATGAACCTGTTTACATTGCTAACGGGGTATCCAAAATAATTATAAGCTATGGCTTGTAGGAGAGCCTTTCCAACTAATGATTCAATGACAAAGTTTGTAAATTTATTTCTATCCCATTCACAAAAAATTGTTTGGAAGCTAGTATTGTTTCTACTATAATGAAGAGTTGTTTCCGTATCGGATCCGTATCGATATGCCCATGCTTCTTCGGGAGTAACAAACCCTGACATGTCTGAGGTTGGGTTCCAAGGGGAGTTGGTGGAGTTCTTATCAATAAATTCTGCTATGGCGGCTTCCATTCCCACTTCCTGAGCTTCTTCGAAGCTAACAAAGGTGTCTTGGAGCCATGGGCTTCCGTCGCTTATTTCGATCACAGAGCCGTCATCGTCTTCTTTTGCTATAGTCTTTGCTGTATATCCCGTACCGGGGACGCCTATATTGGCTACGTAGGTTCTAAATATGCCGCCATCATCTTCTTCAAATAACGGAAGCTTTATGGAGGAAATTGCTTTAACGTGTGCGCTTCTTTCTGGTTTGACTTTGAAATAAAAATCGTTATTTGCCATAATATATTCTTTCTAGTTAGTATTGTTCTTTTTACTTAAAATTGATCTAGTGCCATATCTTTTTAAGTATTCAAAATCTTCCAATAAAGCGTTAATCGCCAGCACAATTTGTGTAGGATAAACAACAATCAAGTCTTGAATAGATTTAATCGCTGTTCCAATTTGAACCTCCACTGATGGTGCTCCGGGTCCCGCATGAACATGATTCATAACAACCGTCTGAAGAGATTGGTTTGCCAGACTTACTTGATGCAAATGGTTGGCAATTCTGTTAATATCATTTACTATATATTGTAAAAGTTCTTGAAGATTATTTCCCTTGACCATTGGTTGTAATTCATCGTCAACATTTCCCGCGATTAAATCAATACCTCCAACAACATCAACAGCCCCATCTAATGAGTTTTTATCGTCAGTTCTTGTTACAATTTTAATATTTTCTCTAGCTACAAATCTTAAAAGATCAGCTTTCATAGCAATAGCCGATCTAGGTTTGGGACTAAGTTGTTTACCCGGACAAATACCAAAATTAAAATCAATATCTGTTTTTTGGCTTATATATATTCTAGCGGCGTCTGTCAAAAAATCGTTGTTAACCTGTAGCAATTCTTCAGGCACCTTGCCTTCGTTAAATAACCCATCCAAAATTAAATCATCAGTTTTTTTATCTGTACAATCTGTATCGGTTGCCTTTACTTGGCGACCAGCCCTGCCAACACATATATCGATAGCTCCTGCGTGTGAATCACCTGAGCCTCCATATCCTGTCGCTATTGATCCCGGTCTATCTCTTCCAAGAGTGATCCAAGTGTTGTTTTCTCCGCTGATTACTTTTTCACATGGAGCTTGAATAAAATTTGGAATTGGCTCTATTTTCTTACCGTTACCATAGCCAGAATATCTCATTCGATCTGCTTGAGATAGACCGTCTAGTTTTTCTTTTAGTTTATCTGATAGGCAAGATATATCATTTTTCGGCTGTGCTCTTTTACTAGGCATCTGCTCCAATCCCCCTTGGTAATCTAAAAGTTTCCGCGCCGGGTTTCCAAGTTCTAATACCCGCGAATGAACCATCTGCTGTTTTAATTCCAGTAGTTTTTACTTTCTCGTCAACCCAAATGGCATAGGGGAATTCTTCTCCAGCTAGCCAATCATATTCAGGTCCAGAAAAAGTATTTGCGAGTCCGCCCAACAATGAAAAGGGGTCAGCCTCTATAGGATCTGAAGAAGTGATTTTTAACGGTTCTAAATCTCCATATTTCGGGTTTCCAACGAACTCTTCTCCGGTTTTCCAAGACTCTCTAGGGACCTGTAATTCCCAATGCCACGTTTCTCCGTTATATGGGTAAAAACCAAATAGCCAAGCATATTTTACTAAAAATACAAAAGCTGGTGTTTTTGCTTGTGTTGACATTGTTTTTGACACGGGTGCCAAGCCATTGTTTCCAAAATCTATAGCCAAGCCAGTTTCGTGGGGAGATGAAAACGCTCTCAAAACAGATGCTTGTCTACAAGTTAAATTTCTATCTCTCTTTCTGTAATAATTTTCAACAGACCTACACCATTTCCTAAAGCCTTGGTTATCTAATGAATATGATTTTTTATCTCTAAATCCACTGGTGACATGTAGGGTTGAAGTTATCTCCTCTACTCCCTTTCCATTGCCCTTTGCTACTTTCTTACCCAAGAGATCGTTTCTTGATACATAACGTCTCCACAATTCATTAAGACCCTCAAGCCTGATGGCAAGAAGAGGATGAGCTTTGGCTCCTCCGGGGAGTGGAACCATTCCGGGTCCCTCTCTTTTGCAGTTTCCATAAGCAAACCTTCTAACTCTATTTTCTCTCAACTTTCTTAAGCTAGATTTTTTAAAAACATATCCGGGGGGAGCAACAGGCTGGGCAGTGGATAGTGTAACAATAGTTAAGTCGGACGAATAATCGACCATTTGAACACTGTTTAGGCTTGAATCCGAAACTGTGCCCCCGGCAGATGCGAAAGCATCGGAAGCATTTCCAAGCTCTTGTCCTCTAGAGGGTGTGATTTGACCACCCCCAGATACCAAGCCATAGTACACGGGACCGCTTTGGGTGGACCTGTTTTGAAAATCGACCCAAACTAAAGATCCGGGTTCAGGAGGAGTGGCACTAAGGGCTTCTGATTCTGCCAAAAACACAGGATACATGTTTATTACATTGTGAGCAGGGTCCAGAACAGATCCATCTGGGAGGCTTTCTGGAACTGGCAGATGTGCGTGGAACTCTGGTATTCTTACCCTTATTTGAAGTAGGTCGGGGGCTTCATTTTTAGTGGACTTATTAACCATTTGCGTTGTAACAGCAGCCCACGAATTTAAATTTAGAAACCCTTGCCTTGTGGTTCCATCAACCCTAAGAACGATCCCCATAAATCTTCCCGCCTTTTCAAGCACTGATTCAGAATAAAAATCTATAGTCGCATTCTTTATCGCTTCCAAAGAAGTCGTTGTGGAGGTATCAAAATATTTCCCAGTCATCGTATCTGAAAGGGGGTTTAAAACTCCAAAACCAACATTTAGTATATTTTCCTCTAAATACCTAGCCATTGCCAGTTTCCTTTATAAGGTCAAACAATTCGCTTTTGTCTTCATCTGTTAAGCCCTGTTCTGATCCCGCTTTCTTTTGGAGAAGAGCGCTTACTTTTACAAGCTGTTCATTTGATCTTTGTAGTGTTTCTACGTATTTTGCCGCAATTGTTCCAACGGATTCTTTTCTGTCTTCGTCTTTTTTCATATATTCCATCAATTCCATCAAAAGGGTTGTTGTAATCGCACGATCACTCCTGATATTCTTTATTGCTTCGCCAATATATGATTCTAAATCTTTCATAACAAAAATAAATAGTTGAAGAGTAAAAAAGTATTACAATTCACCTTTGTCCCACTTCTTTTTAAATACTCTATACTTCACACGCATCTTATTTAAGTTGTTTACAACCTGCTTAGTATTAAGACCTGTGATTTCGCGAATATAAAAATAAATTGCCTTTTTGTTGAAAATATCTATTCTATCTGGGTTTGAGAAAATTAGTCTAATTGCCTCATAAACCTTCTCTTCGTTTGGTTTCATGTTGGATGTTTCCCAAGAATTAACCTCCTCCCAGAAGCCCATCCAGAATTCTTTTTCAATCCTATTAGATTCATACTCATTTACAACTGTAAACTGTCTTATTTCTACATTCTTGGGAATTTGGTCAAACTTTACCTCCCTTTTATTTTCCAGTGTTGTCTTTTTTACTTTATGAATAAACCAGTTTTTGGTGATTACTGAAAAATATGAAAACGCTTTGGAGCCCTTATTTGGATCATATTTATCCAAAATAGTAGTGAGCCATATTTTACACTCGTCTTTTAGAACTTCTATATTAGGTAGGTTAGTAAATTTATAGGTGTAAATGATCTTATCGACCATCTCGTTAAAGGCGGGGGCGATCCATTTTATATAAAGCTCTGTTCTGACCTTGATATCATTGGTTCTCGCATACTGTACTATTGCATCCTCATGCTCTTGTGTAAAATATAGATTTTTCTTTTTTGCTTTTTTTGGCATTATTCTTGTTCTTCATCTTCTTCCAAGCCATCGTTTGTTAGAGTGTATATATCTTCAAATTCTCTTATATCTTCTATAACTTGTTTAGAATGTCTAATCAAACCACCAAGGGTTTCGTCTCCGTAATATGTTTCCATCTCATGTAGTCCATCCAAATGACTAGAAAAGTTTTTTGCTGATACTAGTAAATCCCCAATACTATCAGAAACATACAGTAATTTGGAGAGCATTTTTCTTATATACCAAACCAACAACACATTGATGCCCACTGACACTATTAAACTAATACTAAGAAACATCAATCTAAATATTCCTTTTTCATATGCTCTTTTTCTTCCTTAACTTGCTGCTTTGCATTTTCAATATGTTGCTTAACAACGTTGCCAGCATTTTTGCTTTTTACATATATTGGCACTTCTGGTATTTTTCTTAGTGTATTTTTACTTTTACACGCTTCACAGTCGCTTAATTCGGTGGACATCGAATGAAATACTTCAATTATCTCTCCGCACTCATCGCATTCGTACACGTAATTTGGCATTATGCCTCTTCCCCCAAGTCTTCGTTGTCAAATTTCACAAGAGGGGGGTTTTTTACGTAAAGTTCAGCCTCGTCTCCTTCTTTTTCTACTCCAGCTACAAAATCCATTTTTTGCAAAGATTCTGTGATGTCGCTTTGTTCCATAAGGCTTTTTTGTAGGGCCATCATTAGCGAGCCCATTGCTTGTTTTGAAAGTTTCATAGTTCTCCTACCATTTAAAGTTATCAATATAAAATTGTACCACTTTTTCTATCTCTTCGTTAAATACTTTTTGTGGTTTCCACCCTAACGCACGTAATTTATCGTCGTTTAGAGCATATCTTACGTCTTGCCCAAGCCTTTTGTAGCCCAAATCAACGTATTGTTCCCAACTCTCGTCTGTTCCGTGGTAAGCCTTGATTATTTTCCTTACTGTCTCTCTATTTTCCTGCTCAAAACCACCAGCAATGTTATAAATTTCATTAGTTTTTCCACTATTTATGATACTTATAACCGCACTTGCCGTATCTTCAGCATGTAGCCAGTTCCTAATCGGCTTTCCTTCGTCGTGAAGTCTAATCTTCTTACCTCGTTGTAAAAGTTTGACTGAAAGTGGGATAAGTTTCTCTGGATATTGATATTCTCCGTAGTTGTTTGTTGGTCGGAAGATAATATACTCCACACCATATGTTCTTGCCCATGCCTTGATCAACATATCGGCTGCAGCCTTGGAAGCAGAGTATGGGTTACTGGGATTTAAATGATCGCTTTCTGTGTGCTCTCCGCCTACAATATCTCCATACACTTCATCCGTGGAAAAATGAAACAAGATAGGTCTTCTATCAACATTGTTTGGTTTGTTTTTAATTAAATCTAACAGATTTTGCACACCATTAATATTGGATTTAAGAAAGTTTTCACTATCAATAATGCTGTTTCCTACGTGAGTTTCCGCAGCAGTATTTATCACATAATCACAGTCAGGAAGATAATCTAAATCAGCAATATCTTCGTTGACATAGGTAAAGTTATCAGGATATTCGTAGAGAAAATCATCGATTAGGTCAGGATTGGAAGCATATGTCATGTTGTCAACCCCATAGACCTTCCACCCCAGCTCAAGGCATTTTCTTGTTACATGGGACCCAATAAACCCCAAACAACCCGTGATTACAACCAATTTCATTTAATCTCCCTTGATTAATCTATAGCTATCGCTGTCGAAATGTTGTGTTGAAAATTCAAATAGTTCTGTATCTTCCAAAGCGATCATTTGGTGCCTTAACCCACGATAAACGTGAAAATTATCTCCCCTAGAAAGTATTCTTTCTTGTGCTTTTGATAGATCATCTCCATCAGAATATTTAACAAGAATTTTACCAGACTGAATATAGAACACTTCGTCTTTCAATTCGTGATAATGCCAAGAACATCGCTTTCCTTTTACAAAATAAAGCAGTTTTCCGCAGTATTCTTCATTATTTACAATCCACTTTTCAAAACCCCACCCTTTAGGAACGAAGTTCATTGGCAAAGAATTCTCCATCTTTAATCCCCTTATCGTCTATGTATAAATCTCCACTGGGCTTACCAAGAATTAACTGGTGGTGTTTAGCGCCCCAATCTTGGAGTTGTTTTTCGGTTAAAGAATAGAAATCACGTATGGCTAAGGCTGCGTTGTTATTGTGCCTGCCCATGCCTCTCGCGGTAAAAAACACTATATAATGCCCCTCATCGTAAAGCTTGTTAATTTTTCTTATTCTTTCCAAAAACGGATACGCTTTATCGTAATCGTCGTTTTTCTTTTTGTCACAAATTGTGCCGTCAATGTCAAATACGTATCTCATTTTCTAAAATTCTCGTTGTTGAGTATTCTCCTATTCTATCAAAAAAAACTAATTTTTTCACTAGTTTTTCTCCCACAACTCTTTTCCCTCTCCAATCTGAACCAATAATCATTACATCTATTTTATTCTCTACTAATTGTTTTTCCAACTCTTCGTCAGATCCATAGGTTACCACCTTGTCAACATATCTAATTGCTTCCAAGAAAGCTTTTCGGTCTTCAGTGCTATTAAAAGGTCTGGTGGGACCTTTTGAACTCTTCACTCTCTCATCGGTGTCAATGCCGATGGTTAGAGTATCTCCTTGAGATTTAGCAAATTTTAAAAGTTCTATATGACCGCGATGTAATATATCAAAGCATCCATTTACCCAGATGTTAGTAGTTTGCATACCAAGGCTCATCAATTAAGTTGTATACTTTAATCATCTGCTTAATTCCGTCATCCAAATCATAATCGCAAGAATAGCCTTTGTCATAAATTTTTTGGCTACTTACGATGTAATCTCGTTTGTCTGGATCTGAAGTGAACTCCGCCTTGATAATCTCTAGAGGGGTGTGTTTCTTGATGGTTTCAGCTAGTTGAAGCTTATTCATATTGATGGCATCGTTTCCGACATTGTAAGTGTCGTTCTTGAATGTGTCCCAGTTTTCAATAACCTGAGTGAAGGCTTTACATACATCCCAAATATGAACGTAATTTCTCATGAATTCGCATTCGTATAGAACCAATACCCTATCTCTAATCGCCTTCAAGACAAAATTGTTTACCAACAAATCACTTCTGGCTCTTGTTGATGGACCAAACACTGTTGCTAGCCTAAAAGTTGTACAATTTTCTGTTTCTCTAAAAATTGCTTCGGCATCTACTTTTGTTTTTCCATACAACGAAATGGGATTCAAAGGGTCTTCTTCTGTAATAATTTTACCATTCTCACTCGTTCCGTAGCCGGAGTTGGTACAAGGATACACTACAATTTGATCTTTAGATTTGTTTTTTGCGATCCATTCGCAAGCCCCGTAATTCACATCAATAGCTTCTTGTGGTCGCTTGTCGCAGAGAGGAAATCCAACCAAAGCGGCGAGTGGAATGATTACGTCACACTCTTTTGTATATCTTTCCAAAACAGAATGATCTCTTACATCTGCTTTTTCAAAGTGAAAATTTGGATGATTCACATATCTCAAAAGAGATGTTTTATCATATAGTAAACTATCGACCACATAAACCTGATGTTTATCAATTAAATAAGAAACTAGCTCACTACCTATGTAACCTGCTCCGCCTGTTATTAATATTTTCATTTAAAATTTTATCCTCCCTGTGATCATATCCTTGAGCATTACCCAGTCACAAGCTTTTGCCCACACAGGATTGGACCAAGCTGCTGGCTTATTCTTTTCAAAAAAGAAGTGACCGGACCACGCAAACGGATAAATAATGAAAGGGGTAGCCAGCAACGCAAGAAAGAAAGAATTAAACAAACAAAAAGCTACAAAGGAAATTGTTGTTATTTGCCCAAGAGCGTGGAGTCTTCGACACCACTTATTTTGATGTAATGTCAAATAATATTCATAGTACTCTTTAAATTCCATTGATAACATTAACCCCTTTCTGCTGTACTACTATTGTAGCACATTCATTGGCAAATTTTAATGCTTCATCAACATCTTTTGATTGTAAATACCTTGTTACAAAGCCTGACAAAAAGGTGTCTCCTGCTCCACACAGATCTTTTATTTCCACTTTCTGGACCTCGTATGTTTTGCCGTTATAAGAACAGCCTTTATCTCCGAGGGTGACAATTAACTTTTCCTCAAATATGTGCTCCAAACCAAATAGATTTGAGCTAGTTTTTTCAAATTCTATTTCGTTTATTTTTATCCACTTGCAGTCTTTGCACCAACGACCCAAAGATTTTTTTGTGTCCATAAACGTAAGGGGGTGCCTATAGCATATTGTTTCAATATCTTCTTCAGATAAAAAACCTTTATTATAATCAGATATTACAACCGCGTCATATTGTGAAAGATATTTTTTTGTCAAATATTTTTTGTTAATTCTTTTGATATTTGATTCATCAGAATCAATTCTTATAAATATATGATTTGTTTTTTCTTCCACATATCTTGTCTTTTCTATGTGCTTTTCATTGTGTAAGATATCACATTCAACGCCTAGTGATTTCAAATTCTCGTAGACATTTAAAGCCATGCCGCCGTTTCGCTTTTCTTTATCCTTAACAAACACCGGAACTGGTGCTTCGGGTGCTAACCTCTTACAGTGTCCGTAAACATATACATCTTCGCAAGCATCGCCGACGACCAAGACTCTCATTACCAGCTAATCTCCCAATCTTTAAAATCTGCGGCGAGGCAGTCAATTTTATAATCTTTTCTCCCGCCTACAATTTCTTGGATTTTATTTTTAGCCGTATTTCTAATTCCATTGAGTCCGTGAGTTAATTCTAAATTGTTACCATCTTTAATTCCCTTGCGATAATTTGACTCATTGTGCCAGATATGTAAATTCATTTGAGATAAGACCACGATAGCTCTTATTGTCTCAGCCGTAACCTTGCCGTCTTGCTGGTCCAAGCAAAGCTGAATATCATGTACTATGTCCGCAATTTCTTGAGAATATTCATCTTTATGGTCTGTAATAAAAACCTCTTTTAATTGAGAAATTGAAAGTCGGTCAATTAGCTCTGAAAGGGTTGGTAAATATTTTCTAGATTCTTGATTTGACATCTTCGTACACCACCTTTAATCCTTCTTCTAAGCTGGTTGTAGCTTCCCAGCCTAAATCATTTTTAATTTTACTACAATCACACCACTGTCCCCAAATAAGGGTTTCTTTAGATGTGTCAAAGTTTATTATAATGTTTTTATCAGAAATTGCAATAACTTTTTCCGCTATTTCTCCGATTGAGACCCTTTCTTGTTTGCCAAGATTATATGGTCCGACCATGTTTTTGGAATCCATTGCCTCAATCATTGCTTTGGTGCCCTCAATAGCGTCCTCTATAAAACAATAAGAGCGAGTCTCTTTTCCATTGCCCCAAACATTAAATTCTACATTTGGATGACTTATTGCTCGGTTACAAAAAACTGGGATTACTGACCCTGTATCTAATTTAAAGTCTTGATTCTTACCATAGATTCCAATATATCGCGCAATCGCTGCTTTAAAACTTGTACTTTGTTGGACCGCTGCTTCAATTTGTTTTTCTGTGATTAACTTAGCCCACCCATAAGATAATTCCGGATTAGCAGGCTCTGCTTGTTCCTCCCTGATAAGAGGTGAATCTGGTGTTCCTTGTAATTCTTTTGGATATACATGAGCACTGCTAGCATAAAAAAACATTGGGATTTTGTTTTTTACACACGCCGATAGGACGTTGGAATCCATTTTTAAATTTTCGCTCATAACCTCATATGGTCGAGAAGTGTAATACCCAATCCCTCCCACTTTGGAAGCCATATGGATAACAATATCATAATCTTTTATATGGAGATCACAAAATCTTGCCTCTCTTAAATCAGCGTTCTTAACAATACAATCATCCATAATATCGACTATATAGTCAAATTTGCCTCTTTCAAAATTATCAACAATTGTAACTTTTGATCCACATTTAATTAAATTGGCAGAAAGAGCGGAGCCAATCAATCCTGCGCCTCCTGTAACCATAACTTTTTTGTCTTTCCAAAAACTCATTATACCACCGAACTGTGTAAATCATCTATTAGATGAGCATATTTTTTATTAATATAACTTGAGTCCACGTCAATAGTGGAAATGTGTATAAAGTTGTTATCAACTAAGAATTGATGAATCTCCTCTCTGGTGTGTGAATCTTGATATTCTCCGCTTGTTGAGTTCTCTACTTGTAAAAACACTATTTTTTGTAGATACTCTTCGCAACTTTTTAATATGTCTAGATCTCGACCCTGCGTATCTATTTTTACTTGTTCAATAAATTCAAATCTATCCCAAGGTATTTTTTCTAAAAAATCATAAAAACTCATAACAGCGGCTGGACCAATACGCATCCCGAATTCTCCGTGCTTGACTTCATCCGGTAGGCTTTCTGTTGGCATGCTTAAGCTAGAACATCCGGGGTCGCCGGGGGTTATAAAAAATGGAACAAAATGTAAGTTATCTTTTCCAACATTATCCAAAGCACATTGTATTGCCTTAAACCTGTAATTTATGTTCGACTCTATAATTTTATTATGTTTGTATATTACGCCTTCGTTAATACATATAGCGGCTTGATCTTCGTTAAAACTATATAATTGACCATTTATCATCCGCTCTCTTCCATAGACCCCTTCCCGCAGAGCCGTTAGACACAGCTCGTTTGGCTCAAATCCAAACACCATTCTGTCATCTGTTTCACAAAGCCACAAGGCGGAATTTGGGGCGGACGTTGAAAGACCAATATCAATTTTTATATGTTTTATATTTTCAGGCACCTTTATAGTCTCGCTATCATCAAGCAACTCTGAAAAGCCTATCATGTCATATTTTTCCTCTTTAGAGAGGGCGTTTAGAGTGTGGATGTATTCCAATAATTCAGGATGCATTGTTGCTGTACCACCTTATTGTCTTATCCAATCCGTCATGAAGAGAAGTGGAAGGAACATACCCAAGAGCGTTTTCGAATTTAGACATGTCGTAGAATCTTCTTGGCTGACCGTCTGGTCTAGAGGTGTCCCAGACCACATCTCCGTCAAAGTCGGTTAAATCTGCTATTGTTTCGACTAATTCTTTGATTGTGGTTTCCACGCCAGTTCCAAGATTAAAAGGACCACTTTCGTTTACATGCTCTGCCATATCTAAGATTGCTTGGGCTGTGTCAACAGAATACAAAAATTCTCTAGATGCAACGCCGGTTCCCCACACTTCGACTTTGGATAACCCTTTTTGTTTGGCTTCAAGAAATTTTCTAATCAAGGCTGGTACGACGTGAGAAGTTTCCAAGTCAAAATTATCGTGCGGACCATACAAGTTAGCTGGGAGTAGTATTACAGAATTAAATCCGTATTGTTCTCTATATGTCCAAGATTGAATGATTAGGTTTTTTTTCGCCATTGAATATCCGATTGAATTTTCATCTGGCAGGTCTTTCCAGAAATCCTCTTCTGTGTATGGTACTGGTAGATGCTTAGGATATCCACACCCGGCAGCCAAAGCTACGACTTTTTCACACCCGGATTGTCTTGCATATTCCATAACAAGTGTTCCCATGGTAATATTTTTGTAGAAAAACTCTCCGGGGGCAGCTTTATTAGCAGCGATGCCGCCGACTTTCCCTGCGAGATGTAGGACAATGTTTGGCTTTTCTGTGAAGAAATAGTTCTTAACTTGTTCCTCATTTGTTAAGTCTAGCTCTTTGCTAGTTGGAGCCAGAACCTCACATTGCTTATTTTCCAATAATTTCATCAAGTTGTTTCCTACAAAGCCATGAGCGCCTGTAACTAAAACTTTTTTATCTTTCCAAAAACTCATCTTTTAACCTCTCCGTTGTTCATCATGGTATCCAATACTGCCTCAGTTGTGTAATTGTTTATTGCTCTTTGATAAGCATTGTCAACAATAAATTTATATTTTCCCCAATTGTTTGTTATTTCATTAATCATATCGGGAAGCTCACTTTCATCCTCGTAATACAAGAATTCTTTTTCCGGCTCATAGAAATATTCTATCGCATTCCAAGGGTCTTTTTTTACTAACATCAGCATTTTAAAAAATGCTGCCTCGACAATTCTCGGTTTTAGTTGGCAAGCTATTTTCTGGTCGATGTGTGAAAATGCTTTATTTTCTTGCCACCCGTCATAATTTTTTATATTTTCGATATGCTTATCGTGTAAAAATAAGTGATTTACAATTGGAACAACTTTTGTCTTACTGAGTATGTCCCACTTTTCACTGGTTGAAATATTTGTTTTTGTAACTTTTGATGCCAGACTGTGAATATCTACCTGTTCGTTTGGGTGCCAATATCCTACGCCATAAGTCGCAAAATTATAATTAAAAGAGCTTATTTCCTGTACAATTCTTTCATGAGTTTTTCCACAGATAGAACCGTAGAAAATGGCATCATATTTTTTTTCGTCCGGATTATACAGAAGCACATTTTTCTTATCTATTGGAAATAGGCAAAGTTTAAATCTTTTATTGCCATCATTGTATTTGTTGTTTAGCCATTCTGCCGTGTATGGGCATATGGTGTATATGTCTGTAAAAATGTTATCAACCCCCGAAGTTCTTGTGCCGAACTTCAAATCCTGCGTGTATGAACAGGGGTGTTCGCCGTTAAAAAACATTCTTCTTTTAAAATCTTTAATATAATTGTGAACTTCTTCATTCCACAGGCACTGATATCCAACAGATAGGCACGTATCTTCTTGGTCCTTATACTTGTGTGCGTAATCCTCATAATTAAAATAAGTTACGATGCAGTCACTATAGTTGCCATTTAAATTCTTTACCACTTTCATTTAGCCCACACCATCCCATAGTTCACTCTTCTATCTTGCTTAAAACATTTATTTATTTCTTGCTTTAGGTCACTCCACTTATGATATGAATTCGGCTCAACCATATATGGATCTCCCTTATCAGAATATGTTAGCTTTTCAAAAACATCGCCCTCATCATAATAACCTATTAATCCAAACTGTTCATATCCCAGACCAATCAAATGTTGAATTATTTTTTCTAATTTTTCAATTTCCTCTTCGTGACACTCAAAACAAATTTTTCCAGATTTTTGATTTAGCCCTCTTATAACATTGTATTCATATCCCTCTACATCTATTTTGATGATGTCTGGGTTTCCATACTCGCTGATCATTTTATCCAGCGTAATTGTCTCTACTTTGCCAACTTTAAACCATGTTGCCGACTTCTCTCTTAGATATTTGCTACCCTTTGAAAATCTAGAATTATTCATAAATTCTTCAGATGCTGTAGAGATACCATCTTGCGATGGGTCAATAAAAAATTCCACCATTTTCTCTTCTTCATCAGAAACTAAATAATTTAATAATTTTACGTTTTCTGTTTGATTAAAATTATAATACAAAGAAGCATTTGGCTCTACGCCAACTATTTTACAATTTGGATTTTTACTAAGACAGGCTTGAGAAAACTCTCCCCTATTAAACCCAATATCAAAAACTAAATTCATACTAATACCCACCTTTTAGGATAAAAACCTTCCCGATAATTATACAACGTTTCTGGATCATATTTTAGTGGTGCAACAGTAATATTTTCTTTTTTATCAATATACGAAGCCCACCATCCAAAACTGCTAATGTGTGACAAAATATGATGATCACATGACGTTAACAAGCAAAAATCTTCCATGGATGAATTTCCTTCCGAGAATAAAAAATCATCGGTTGAAAAATTTTCTTTGCACCATTTTATGTCTTCAGAATTATCATCTGTAAATCTTTTTCCACCTGTAAAGATTAAAAACTTCACTTTTTTGTTTTTAAATTTAGAAGTTGCTTTTTTAAAATATTTAAAATAAAAGCTATCCTCTGTCATTTTATTGCCGCCATAAGAAGTATTGGCTGCCACTTGATTTGGATCTGTGTTATCTGTATTGTCCCCTCTACGCATGTGAAGAGATACAATTTCATAACCATTAAATCTTTCTTTTATCTTTGACAAATTTATTTTTGCCGCATCAAGAAGTTCTTCTTTTGGAGTTAATTCTTTTATTATTTGTTTTTTATGTTTTTCAAAATAAAGAGTGCTTTGGAAAAAACCACTTATATTAACATTATCGGGCAATGTAAAAAAGTTGTGATCATAGTATTCATGGCTTGGCTCCGAATAGCTGTAAGACAAAGTTTCAATATCCTTTTCTGTAAAATATTCAGATTCAATATTAAAATTAGACAACAAACACTGTTGTCCGTGCCAAGTTCTTGTTTTTGGATCGGGTATTTTTACTTCATACCCCCTCTCCAGCCCTAAAGATTTTAGCGCTGCGTATTGAAACAACTGATTGCCCAGCCTCCCTAATTGACCCAATTCATAAAAAGTTATCAATCACCACTCCATTCGTTCAAAACGGACACAATGTACTCTCTTTCTGATTTAGAAACCCACCATCCGACTGGAATGTTTAATAATTTAGAACAAAATTCGTCGCATCCTTTTAAGTCATTGCTTTGAAATTTACTAAACACAGAATATTTATCATTTCTTACGTGAACAACATCGCTAGATATACCATGTTTTGCAAGGTAATTTTTCAAAGATTCTCTATTTTTGACAAGAATAGAATAAATCCAGCTAGATGACACAATATTATCCGATTTTTTCAAGACGATAATTTTTTTGTTATTTATGTTTTCATCATAAAATTTACCGTTTTCAATGTGGGCATTCACAATTTTATTAACGTATGGCATTTGACATAATCCGACTGTAGCATTAATGTTGTTCATGTGAAACTTGTATCCACTTCTTTTGATGTCTTGCTCCCACTTGCTTCCCTTATATTTTCTGTCTAAGCCAAACCACCGAAGTTTTCTTATTAGCCCAGCATCACCGACATTTGTGACAAGCGCTCCTCCGTCTCCGGTTGTTAGGTGTTTAATTGCCTGAAATGAGAAACACACATAATCGCTGTGATTTCCTATTAATTTTCCATTGTATCTGGACCCTAGAGCATGGGCTGCATCTTCAATAACCCTTATGTCATTTTCCTTAGCTATCTGATTAATGGTATCTATTTCAAATGGTATGCCACTCCAGTGTACACCAACGATGGCGGCAGTGTTTTTACTTATCTTTTTTTTAACGGATTCGGGGTCTATATTTCCCGTAGTTGGGTCAATATCTGCCCAGACAATTTTTGCGCCCATTGTTTGTATTGGCTCGTTTGTTGCCATACAAGTCATTGGTGTGGATATTACCTCCTTTCCCGGTCCAACTCCCGACAAATCATAAGAAAGCGTCAACGCACTAGTACAACTGTTTACTAAGCATGTGTCTTTGTTGCCAATATAATTTGAAAATTGTTGTTCAAATTTATCTGACTGCTCGCCTTCAGAAATAAATCCTGAATCAAAAACCTTTTGCAATTCTTGTCCGACATTATCTGGGGTGTGTACTTTGAAAAGTGGTATCATTTTAGCCTCAATACTGAAAATTAATTTTACAATCCCTCAAGAAAGGGGCGTTTTTGTCTTTTTCCGACACGAAATATTCCAAAGCAGGATAAAGAACAGGTGGCCAATCAACACCAATTTCAGGGTCGTTCCACCTTATAGCTTTATCATAACTCGAATCATAATAATTGTCAACCTTATAAGAAACAATTGTTTCATCTTCAAGTGTACAGAATCCGTGAGCAAATCCTCTCGGTATTAATAATTGTTTTTGGCTATTACAATCTAGATGAGCAGAAACAAATTTTCCAAAAGTGGGTGACCCCTTTCTAATATCTACCGCAATATCATATATCGCTCCACTTATCACCCTCACTAGCTTTGTCATTGGTTTTGGATTTTCTTGGTAATGAAGTCCCCGTATTGTTCCTGCGTATTTAGAGCATGATTGATTGTCTTGAACAAAATCAAAATTTAGCCCTAAATCAGAAAGTTTATCTTTTCGATATGTTTCCAAAAAATATCCCCTATCATCTTTATGAATAGTGGGTTCAATAATAAAAACTCCCTCGATGGATGTGTCAACTATATTCATTTTCTAGCTCCATTTTATATTGCATAAAATTATTTGGAATGTCGTGCGTCCTTCTATACATTGTAGGACTTGCTTTGGGACACAAATTTACTTGCTGTTGTTCTAGGGATTGTAGCAACATAAGAGAAGATAAGACAAAAGACGGTGCGATGTTCATTTGTCTCTTGTATAAGCACAAGACAGTATCATCCTCAAAAACAGGGTAAGTTATTTTACTTATTATCGGTCCATAGTCGTACTTCTCTGTCATTTTATGAAATGTCAGCCCCTGCTCTACTTCTTTATTTAAAATGGTGTGAGCCATAATATCTCTTCCACCATACTCTGGTAAGAGACCTGTGTGTACATTATAGGCATTCTCAATGTTGGACATTTTTTTATTATACTGTAAAGATAATTTTATGTCATGTGGCACAGTTTCTTCAACTTCTTTTACAGGCATATTTCCAATTATGGTTGGTTTATGCGATGGAACAAAACCAACTAATTCACAATAATCATACTTCAATAAGTGTTCGCACACTACTTGAGAAAAATGAGAGGAGCCATAAATCAGTACCTTACCCAGCTTCACTGTAGTATCCCCCCACAACCATTGGTATGCTCTTGCTTGTTGATGATTTACAGAAGTCAGGATTATAATATTTTTTTGGCAATATTCTAAAATCCATACTAACTCTGGTGATTCCGGTGTTGTTTATTTTATTTCCATGGGTACAAGTGTTGCCGTTAAAAATTATTATATCTCCCCTACCTGCTTCAATGGGATGATAATCGCCTAGCCCCGGCACAGATTCTGTCCAAATAGAAGAGCCATCTTTCATTTCTGTAAAAGGAATGACAAAGTTAATTTCTCCCAATTGGTGATTATAATCATAATCTCTATGAAACTCTCCAACTGATTTGTTATTTGGAATTTGGACCCTAAACGTTGGTTTTTTTTGGAATAAAAAGTCTTTATGACCCATTATCCTAGCAACCTCTACATTGACAAATCTTTGATAAAGTTCAATAAATTGCTGCCATCCGTTGTTTAATCTATCATAAAATATCTTGTGAAACCATGTTTCGTTATCATTGTCTACGTTTACAATATCATACTCATGTTCTGTTGGAAGAATTTTATGCAGTTCTTCTAGGCATGATGCGCCTTGTTGCTCATAAAGGCTAAATATTGAAGAATGAAAGGGATATTTTTCAATATCATATTTTTTTATAACTTCAGGCAACTATTTTACTCCCATAAAAAAGTTTTTAATAAAATCTTGATCGCTTAATATGGCTTCATACACTAGCTCTGATAATTTTCCATTAAAATATGGGATATGTGGGTACCTCAAATCTAAATTACAGTGCCTAATGTCTATTTCATCATCATCGTTTAGACCTTTTCTGCTCCAAATATCAAAAGAGTCGTATACTTTATTTTGACCACTAGAAGCTCCATGATGATAAATTAAATCACCATAAACCCCAAAAAACAATGGGTGAACATCCACTTTATTTGACCTTAAAAGTGGGTATACAGAGTGTCCATTTTCTTCCAGCCAAAGCTTTAAGGGTGGTCCCAAGGGTCCCTCTCCTTGGGCTTTTTCCCATTTTAAATCATTGTCAAACCAAAACTTTGCCTTAACAGCAACAAATAACAAATGAGGGTAAGGCTTGTGTTCTTCTGGTATGAGTGGTTCTAGGTTTTCTGTCCTGTATACGGAGACTAATTTGTTTTTCTTTAGAGCTTCTCTAACTTCGCTTTCCCAGCTTGAAATTGGGAAAGCGTCCCCATCTAGAAAAACTATTAAGTCATCATCTCCTATCTGCTCCCTATCTTTTATCGTATTGGTAAGAAAATTCATCTTTAGACCATGACAGTTTTTTAAAATAATATCATCTGTAGAAATAAATTGATAGACCTCTGCGCTATTCGCATCATATTTTATATTTTCAAGTTCGCTCATGTTTGATAATCCACAATAAACTTTATAATCAGATTGTGTATATCTAAGCAAATAATTCGATTGTAGGTGAACAAATCTATCATGTCCATGGTGATTAGTCACTATATATATCATTGTGTTACCTTACCTTTGTATCTTTAAATAAGTCAAATTCCGTCAAATCTCTATATGGTGGATTTTCTGGCAAATCTGGGCATTCTTTCGGATGGTTCTGCATCAACATCAGACCCCTAGCTGCTTGTTCTGGTGTCATGTACATGTTCCACCCCTCTTCGCTGATGGTGTCTTCATGGTATTTCATACCATCTGTCCTCCCTTCATACCTTCTAGATTTTAACCAGTTCACAGCCTCTTTGCTGTCACATAAAATCATTCCACCTTTTCCTATTTTTAAATGTTTTTTAATGTGAAACGACAAACACATCATCGTGCCGGGGATGTACATATTTGATGTTAGTCTTTTCGCTGCGTCATAAATGGGAAATGGCTTTAATTGGTAAATCCCTTTCCATTCAATATCTTCAAATACGAGTTTTCCACCCGCTTGTATAATAGATTGAGGAGGAGAGAGATAAGTTCTCTTAGGTATAATGACTTCTTTTCCCTCCACTTTGTACCACTTACAAGCCAAAAACAAGGCATTTGTGCAACTATTTACAGATACAGCATATGGAGCACCAGTATAATGTGCGACTTCCTCCTCAAACATTTTAACTATTTTGTATGGGTTATGTAACATCTATCGCTCCCAATTTAATATTTCTTTTTTCTACCAAATTTTTCAAGAATATGTTTTCTTGAAAAAACGAAATATCGCTATTGCTCCTATGAATACAAAGCAAATTTGCTACTCTATCAAAACATTTATCTGCCTCTTCTGGACTCAGGTGGTCAAGTGACGCATCTTTCATTTCAACCCATCCATGATCTTTGTCTCCATTTTCATATTCATGGTGGGCGGGAAAAAACAAATTGTAATGGCTTATTAGTTTTCTAATTAATTTCTTTTTTTTCTCTATTGCTCCGTCGCGAACATGACCGTGAATTTCTAAAGACATTATGTCTATTTTGTCATAATCATTAAAATTTTCTAGAATTTCATATTCAGCACCTTCGCAATCCATTTTAAGATAATCAATTTTCTCTAGAGAAAATACATTAAAAATATCTTTTAGGGAAATCGTAACGCATTTTTGACCCGTATCTTCATAATGGGGCTTGGAATCAGGTTGTAAGGCTTCGATGTCTCCAGAGCACTCAAAATTTGGAGCTTTCAAACTAAGCACTCTGCCGCTCTCTGAGTGTACAGCATGATTCAAAACCATCACATTTGATATTTTAAGTTCGCTTAAGATATGCTTCATTACCCTACTATTCATATAGAACGGCTCAAAAGCATAAATTTTATCAAATTTATCGCTATTATAGACGGAAAATCCTCCAATATTCGCCCCAATATCAACTGCAACTGGCTTTTTTTGTCGAGGCTCAGTGTATTGAGCCTTCGGTATGGGGTAGGTGCTTTGACATTCTCTTCTGTTAGTCTGTACCCAACCTGTAAAGCCTTCACTTGAAATTAAATTTTTAAACATCACTCTTTCTCCAAAATATAATATTTTTCTTTAAAACCACAAGCCTTAAACAGTCTCAGGCTTGCCTCATTTTCAATTTTTACTTTGGCGAAGGCGTCTGGATTTCTTTCCATGAGTTCGTTGATCATAAACTTCCCAACGCCTTTTCCTTGGAAATCTGGGTGTGTTGCCACTCTGATGTCTCTCTCAATTACGCCGACATATCCTGCTGGTTCTCCCTCGACCAAACAAATATAGTAACACTCCTCATTAAGCATCATATGCATTTTGTGTTGGAATTGTGTTATATTCTCTTGTTGAATGAAACCTATCTTGACATCTTCGTGGTTACGGAGGTTTCTAATAAATTCCCAATATTTTTTTTTGTTTTCTACCAGTTCCACTTATACACACGATTTAAAAAGGTCAGGATGAGGAAAATTATTATGATAGGCTCTTAAGTAATCTCTCTCAATTGTCAATCCCAAATAAGGATGAAGGGTAGTACCAACATCAATATATGTATTTCTGTCATTGTACTTGAATAGTTCGTAAATAAGAACCTCACTTAGGCTGCTAGCCGAAAACAAAAATATATGATCTTCTATGTTATTATCATCTACCCACTTCTTAATGTCAACAATTAAATGATGATCGTTAACAATACAGTTTTTTCCTACGCGGAAATCCTTAACAATGTTGAACTCACCTGTCGAAAGGTCAGCATTTTCACTGCAGATAAAAACGATTTTTTTCTTTTTTAACTCGGGAATAAAATGACCAACAAATAGCGGATAGTTCGAGTTTACAAGCAAGTTTGCTGACGTAAGTTTATCATCAATTTTTCCGTAAAGATCATGCATCCAAGGGGCGAATTCTTTGGAAGCACAGGTACAGCCCTTACATATCCCACCAACAAAATAATTTTGTTTTTTATATTTGTAAGCCTCAATTAAGATATCTTTCAAGAAACCATGCTTCTCTGGGTCGTAATGCTTGTGGTCGTCTGATGAATATCCAAAATTATAATGAGTTTCTCCCATTACAACATGGTCATTAGCAAGTTTTAATTCTTTATCTTGCATGACGCAGATCTCGCCGTCAGAAAAACGAGTATAGGCAAAGTGTTCGTTACACTTTAATTTTTCAAGTAAATTAAAAAAATCCTCTTCAAACTTCATCCTTTAGGACCTCATACACTTTTTCAGCAGCGTATCCGTCTCCATAAGGGCAGTCTCCGACAGGTATATTATCTTCGTTAACTTTGTTGAAAAGACCTTCCAAATCCTTTGGCTCCAGACACATAAAAGCAAAAGTGCCGACACCCTCAAGCCTTTCAGTCTTCTTTCGGCATACAATACATTTCTTTTTTAGAAAAGAAGTTTCTTCTTGTAAGCCGCCCGAATCAGTGATGACAAGCCTTGTTTTAGCCAACAACTTTATGAATTCATTATACTCCATTGGCTCGACAATTTTAAGGTTTTTTAACAAATGTTTATGCTTTTGTACATTGGGATTTGGATGCAGAGGAATAATAAACTCCAAGTCCTTATTGGATTCAGCAATCTTATCAATAGCTTCAAACCAATCTTCCATATTGTGGTGATTTTCTCTACGATGCATCGTTACAACAACTTTATTTGTGTATTCTGTTTGTATCCCTCGCAGATTATCCAACACAGTATTGCCTACAACTTCTACTCTGCCCTGTGTTGTTTCATTTTTTAAAAAGTCTTTCGACATTGTGGTTGGGCAAAGATGAACGTCGGCAATCCTAGAAATGGCTTGTCGATTAAATTCCTCTGGATATGGTTGATTTTTATCGTATGTTCTTAAGCCTGCTTCCAAGTGGATTACTTTAATCCTTCTGTGGAAAGCAGCTAACGCAATAGAGAAAGCAGAGGTCGTGTCTCCCTGTACCAAAACAGAGGTTACTCCTTCAAAAATCTCTTCCAAGTTCATAACGGAACTCACGATAGAGTCAAGTCGGTTTGGACCGTCTTTGATTTCTAACTTTATTAAATCTTTGTCCTCGCCTACTTTTGAGAGTAGGTCTGTGTGCTGACCTGTGAATAAAAGGCGGTATGGAATATTGCCGTCCATTTGGTCTAGCAATGGCTTAATCTTAATCCACTCTGGTCTAGTTCCAAAACTTAATAAAATCATACTTTTATGCCTCGCACAGTTTCCCAGCCGCCTTTGATTGCTGTTTGAACGCAGACATCTCTTTCGTTGAAAAAGCGCTGATGTGATACTGCTTGGTTTGTTGAGGTTGCTTTTATGTCGATGCCTAACTCGTTGCCCAAGATAGATCCGTGGAGGCTTTTGTCTTCTGGTGGGTGTGGAGGGCAGTATGTCTGGATATTACCATATTTTTGGGCAAGATAGGAGAACTGAATATCTTCGCCGTTATCCCAAGTCGTTGGTTTCTCTCTCCACAAGTGAGATAACCACTCCCGTTTGAAGAACCAAGCGTGTCCTACTAGGTCAACTCTTGTTGTTTCACTGTTTTGCGTGGGCCACCCACAGCGGTCGTGCTGAACATAAAACTTATCGTTTAGTGTAACACCAGCCGACCCAAGAATACCTTCGTTGGTTTTCATTGTCTCTAGACAGTTTTCAAACCATCTCTCACCCGGAATAGTATCGTCATCAAATATAGCTACATATTCAGTGTCAGCCAACAAAGCAGCGGCAAACCTTCCATAGAACTTCCAGTTGTAATCATTGTGGAATATTCTATCAAGGTCAAGTTCTTTAAAATTGAATCCATCATTGTCCTCGTGTTGATTTACCCACAGCCAAATCTGTGTTGGTCTAGTTGTCTGCTTCCTGATCGCATCAATCTGCATTCTAAGATTATATGGGCGACGATAAGCATTTAAAATAACTGTAATAGGTGCTTTTTTAGCCTCGGGTCTTTTATCACTTTCCAGCGCCTCTATAACCTTGTCAATAACCTTTGTTTTTTGAGATCTTACAAAGTCTAAAAGTTCTTGACCTTTATATTTAGAGAACCATTCCTCACTAGCACAGCCGAGGTTATTATTTGTTTTAAGTTTACAATTTACAATACGAGCCTCGACAGCCAAACGGCAGAAAGTTTCGAGAACCTGAGAAAAGAAAACCAAACCGTCGTGTTCTGAAAGTTGTCTAATGAAATTATTGTAATCTAACGAGACAATAAAATTGTAATCAATATTATTTTGTTCGCAAAAACTTTTTGCCTGGGCTGTACCTTTGATTTCATTATTACTGTTCAAAACAGCCATCTTGCCGTTCTTCTTGTTGTCAACATACTGCTGTAGAGTTTCAAACTCCTCGTCTGACCAAAGAGAACATCCAAGGTTTATGACATTTGCTTCTCTAATGTTCTTGCTGATTACTTCAGCATGTAATTTAGACTGAGCAAACACTGCTTTAGCACTTCTATAAAAATCAAGATTGATTAATCTGTTGGCTGGTGCTTTATAATCTTTGTAAGGGGAGGGGTCTCTACCAACAATATATTTGTGGTCGTGCTCGTATATCACATAGTCACAAGACTTAAGCAAATTGATACACATACCGGGTAGCATGACAAAGTTAGAGACAATGAAAAGCTTATCTGCGTTTTCTTTAATAAATTTCTCTGTTACATTCTTGGATTTTATTCTGGTTACAGAATAGCCCCTATTAACGAGAGAAGAGACGACAATCTCATCTACGAGTTCGCCGCCTCCCCTGATTTCTGAAGCATAAAAATCTGCTATATGAATGATTTGTTTCATTAGTCAAAGCTCACGACAGATTCTTCTTTATTTTCTTCCTTTGGCGAAACCGCGTTTGCGAATGCATCGTACTGCTTGTCAGCTTCAAATTCTTTTTTTACCCAAGTTTTTAAATCTTTAGCCACTTCTTGATACTTTTCATAGTCACTGTATACGTTTGATAGAGCTTTTTTATAGCTAGCCTCCGATGGATAACACCACATAGAATCTGCCTGTAATACTCCATCCCAAACTGCTGATGGGGGTATCGGTCCCAGAGTGTACTCTACTTCACAAAACATTGGCTTTGAAACAGTTTCAGTTTTTTTCTTGGAGCCCTTTTTTCTTTGCTTGGTTGTTTTGTTTAAGAAATCACATTGACCGCTCCAGTTCGTAGTAATAATTGGAAGACCAGTATATGCTGCTTCGAACAGAGGGAGTCCCCACCCTTCCCCATGAGATAGCGAAATTAAACATTTTATTTTTTTATGCGAATAAAGTCCTATCATCTCTTCATCCGTAAGATCTCCATGTAGCAAATAAATCTTACACTTCGTATCTTCACTTACCATATTTTTCAAGATTGATAGTGTGTGATTCTTATCTGTTGTGGAATTATTTCTTATGAAACCCTTTAACACTAGTCCAACATTTGGATTATCTTTAAAGTTTTCTAAAAACCATTTAACAGTATTGGCTGTGTTCTTTCTGGGACCCCATTGAGAAACAGCCAGAAAATTAAAATCTGTTTCCAAATCAAGATTAACTGATTTCTTTTTTGTTAATTTAACTGGATAACCAATTGCTTCGACAGGTGTTTTTATAGACGCCTTGCCAACAACTTTATCATCAGCAGGGTCATGGATATCATAAGAGGTATCAACCATTGTATTTTTAGAATGTGTCGAAGTGACAATAATTCTGTCCATCAACATACACTTCTCTATCCACTGTGGAGCTATTTTAGTCGTCTCAATTCCAGCAGTATAACCCACGTTTACTGGTGCTAGCTTTTCCCACTCATTGGGTATGGTAACTTGAAGCGACAAATCAAAGCTAGGCTGACCTCCATTGCTTTGAACATAGTGATATGTTTTTTGAATTAAGAAATCTATATACTGCCTCTCTTCGTTATCTTCCGGAGCAAATCCTGTGCCGCCCCATTGTGTATTTATCAAGTATATGTCAAACCTATCTTCGTGTTTCCTAAGAGATCTCAAGGCATATCTAGATTGCTCTCCATAGCCAGACCTGCTAAGGACTGGACCTCTTAATAAAATTTTCTTTCTCATTTAAAATCCTTATTTAAATTAATTAATTTTTTGTAGAGTCCAGCGTGAATAATTCTTTCTACTTTCCCAAGATCCATGATCTTTGTGAACTTTATCCATCGTATCTACCCATGAACTTTTGTAATCTTCAAAGTTATAATTTTTCATAACATGTTCGCGCCCTTTGCTTCCCAACGCTTCTCTTTCTTCGGCAGGCATATTGTACATTTTTTCTAAAGCTTCAATAAGGTGTTCCCCATTAATTCTATCTTCAAAAATATAGGGCACTTGTTGGGAGCCGATGAGTGCCTTTGAAGATGGTTCAATACCAATGCCGAACCAGTTTTCTCCATCTGTAACCTGCTCTTGTAGACCACCTGTCATTGTAGCTATAATTGGGGTACCACATGCAAGAGACTCTAGGGTTGCTAATCCAAAACCTTCGGCGTCGGAGACATTAATCGTACAGTCAGCGATATTGTACATCATAGAAAGTTGATCGGGCGGAATCTTATCTCTAGAAATCATAATTTCTCCACTATTTACGCCAAAGTGATTAATGAGATGTTCCAAGTCTTGCCCATAAGGGTCTGAAGGGTCTGTATGCATAATTAATACGACTTTATCGCGATCAACCCTATCACAAAACTTTTTAAACCAATAAACCAAACTACCACTAAGTTTTCTTCTTGCGTTTCTGTTGTTCCAGAAGAAAATAAATTTATCCTCTAAGCCCTGTTGTTTTTTGATTTTTTGAACTTCTTCTTTGTTCAAAGGCTTAAAAAATTTAGAATCCACAGCGTGAGGTAGGTATATGTTTTCTACCTTGTCAGTCACCTCACTAACAACATCATATGTAACCTTGGATATCGACGCAATTAAATCATTTGATTCATAAAAAGATTTATTAAAAACTGGCGCTGGGAAATTATCCCATACATGATAATAAACCATTGGGATATGCTCTCTAACTTCATTATCAATCATCCAGAGCCATTCATAGAAGCGAGGATCGGTCATGAACCACATAATATCTGGTTTTTGTGTTCTTAATATTGATCTTATTTTATCTTGATCGCCATATCCATCGACCGGGAAAACGATCCAATCGTCACCGTAAGGATCTACAGCGTGAGGATCATAATTTTTGTGCTTTACTGCTCCTCCCAGAGATATAACCTGATATCTACCTGTTTCAAGCAACGCTTCGATCATATATTTTGTCTGCGTTCCAACACCAGAGGGAGAGAGGGGGTGGTCACTAATGGTTAATACTTTTATTTTTTTGTCTGTCATGGGCAGTGTTCCGTTTTGTGAAATTCACACTTGCGGCAAGCAAGCCTGTTCTTAATGAAGTTTTTCTTCTCAATATTATAAATTGCTTTTTCAAGAAATTTAAGTGCATTTTGAGTTTTTATCTTTCCGCTTGTCACACGAAATATTTCTACTCTGTCGCTCTTTGCGGTTCTCTTAAGTAGTGCGAAATGAGTTTCTACCGTCTTTGGATCAACATTATGCTTCTTCGCCCAGTAATGCTTATAGAAAGTAAGCTGATATGTCATCATTGGGTCGCTTTTGCGCCTTGCATCCCAGCCCCAAGAGCAAGTTTTCCAATCAATGATGTGTGTTTTGCCGTCAGGGGTCTTAATAACCAAGTCAATGAAGCCTTTGAACTTATTTTTCTCTTCGCAAGGGAAATCTTCAATCAATTCCATCAAATCTTCCTCGGCGGCGAGGACTTCATACTCTCCAAAGTGCTCTTCCATGGCGGGAAGTACCTCATCTAGTATCAAAGGACCTTGATTTTTCATAGAATTGACCAATTTAGGGTCTTTATTGGCATCTTCAGGCAGATTTTCAAGGATTTCCTTGAATTTTAGGTCAAAAAACGACTTTTTGTCGTCTAAACCCTCGGTCATCATCTTCTCACAAGTGTCGTGGATGGCATTACCAAAAGCGGTAAAAGCGTTGCCTTGGAAGCCTTTTACCTTGTCTAGGTTCATTAATTTGTGATAAAAGGGGCAAAAGTTCCAGTTTTTTGCCTCAGAAAAGCTAATGTGAGCCATTTTTACTCCATATCTGCTAAGGTTTCAATCCTATTATACAGTATGGGGCTAATATTAGCAAGTGTTTTTAGATCTTTATACAAAAAATATGCTTCAAAGCCCCTTGCGAAGTATTCTCTCACGGATGTGATAGCATAGGGCGAATAAAACAAACCATTTGCGTAAGCAGAAAGGGCAGGATATCCCACTTGGGTATATAAATACTCATCAAATTTGTGATTATAGAGAGGATACTGGAAGTATATGTAGTCCAGTAACGGCTCTTCGTAAGCCTTTAGTATCTGATATAATTTTGCCCTTTTTCCAAGAAACTCATTCTCTACTCTACCATCTCCATAAATTTCGTCATGATACTTCTCTTCCACAGCATGTGCTATCTCGTGAACAATATCATCAGCCATGTCTTCGGCATTGTCTTGAACATTTATAACATAAATCGCTCCGTTTTCATAGGCAGCATTTGTGTCTCGTTCTTGAAATAAAGAAAAGTCCCCAACATAGATTACATCTACATTAGAGACAAGGAAGGAAGGAAGTGAATTTTCTACTATTTTTATTACATCTTCAACAGTACTTTTGTCATCTGTGAAGATTAGTTCATCTTTTATGTAAATGGGTATTTCAGAACCAAATAAGCTATAGTGACTCATGGATTTAGATTTTTTTAAACTCTCCCTTATGTAATCACTCTTGCTCATTTTCTTGTTGTTCTTCTTCCCATGCTTTTCTGCCGATATCTACATCGGTAAGGGCTTGTTGGTATCCTCTTACAAAGTTTTCTTCCGCTACCGCCAAAACAAACTCTGGAAATTCATTTGCAAGCTGATCGACAATCATTTCGACTGTTACATTATCTCCATCGGGAGTTTGTTTTTGACCAACATAATTTACCAACATAGTTTTAAGTTCATTTACAGGTTGTACAACCTCATCAAGAACTTCATTGGCATCTTCAACACTATCTTTAAACTCAATGTCCATTTTTTTCTCCGTATTTGGTGGGCTCGCTCGGACTCGAACCGAGGACAACTCGCTTATGAGGCGAACGCTCTAACCAACTGAACTACAAGCCCTAATATACATTAATATAATGTAATATTTAAGTTTTGTCAAGAAAAAAGTTATAAAATCTTTGCTGCTAGAGTCGCAACCTTTGACCGCTCGCCTTTTTGGAGGGTAATGTGACCTGATATATCATATTCTTTAAACTTTTCAACAGCATAGGTTAACCCGTTGGAAGTTTCGTCTATATAGATATTGTCGATTTGCTCGATATCACCAGTAAGAATGATTTTTGTTCCCTCGCCAACACGGGTAAGAATAGTCTTAAGTTCGTGTCTTGTGAGGTTTTGTGCTTCGTCAATAATAATGAAGGCATTTGTGATAGAACGCCCTCGAATATATGTGATGGCTTCTATCTCGATCACGCCCTTCTCGAAGTACATTTTGACTGTATCTCTGTCATTTCCTAGCAAAAACTCTAGATTATCCTTAATAGGCATCAGCCAAGGATCCATTTTTTCCTCAAGTGTTCCGGGCAGGAAGCCGATATCTTTACCAAGTGGTTGGATTGGGCGGGATACAATAAGTTTTTTATATTCATTATCATCGCCTAATACCTGTTCTAATCCTGCTGCTACAGCCAAGAGTGTTTTACCAGAACCAGCTTGACCGATAAGGGACACAACTTCAACATCTGGGTCCATTAAGAGTTCAAGGGCGAAGGATTGTTCCTTGTTTCTGGCATCTATACCCCAGATATTTTCCATCTTATACATTTTTACAAGTGGATCGTTGTAGTTGTAAAACCTAGCCAAAGCAGTTTTCTTGTCGTTTGAGTTGGACACTAGCATCACATACTGGTTTGGCTCAAGCTTTATTTCTTCTTTGTCGGCAAAAATGTCTTCTCCAGCGTAGAATGAATCAACAACTTGCTCGTCAACAAGGTATTTGGATAGACCCGTAAATACTTCGTCCTTGTTTTCAACTGTATCGTGGGCTACATAATCTTCACATAATAGCCCAAGCGAGTCACATTTGACACGCATATTAATATCTTGCGATACAACAATTACTTTTTTTCTTTTATATTTTGCTTTTTCGGTGAGAGCAGTAGCTATGATTTGATTATCTGGTACACTTAAGTCAAAATCGTGGGGGAGACCTTCTGTTTCGTAGTGTTGTACGAAGAGCTTTCCTTTGCCCTCTCCTAGAGAAACGCCCTTGAAAAGACTGCCTTTTGTTCTGTATACATCTAGAATACGAATGACATAGCGAGCATTAAACCCCGCGCCGTCTTGTCTGGCTTTGTTTTTATCTATTTCATCTAAAACTTTAAGTGGGATGATAATGTCGTTTTCTTCAAACTGTTTCAAGCAGTTAGGATCGGATAGGAAAACGCAGGTGTCTAGGACAAATGTTTTTTTCACAGGGTTACCTCGTATTATAAATACTACCAGAAAATATTAAAGTTTAAACTTTTTTGAAACTAGTTAAAGTATGCGAAACAGACTTTTAACCATACTATCAATATTCATATTTAGTCTTTCAATGCTTTCTTGCGCTACATCTAATCTTGACTTTCAAAGAGATGCCAGAGACACATTTGTTAAAATAAAACAAAATGTAGCTATTACCGTTTGTAATCCAGCGGATCCTAAAGAATGTTTAACAAAAACAAGTAGATCAACTGGATCTGGTGCTGTTGTTGCTAGAACAGATGAAGGATCTTACGTACTAACTGCTGGTCATGTTTGTTCTTTTGAAAAAGAGATGCAGTTAGCGTCAGAATTTGCTGGTTCAAAAATATTAGTACAGATGAGATCAGTAAACTTTAGTCTTGGTGAATACGTGTCTGATATTATTAGCATGGATCACACTATTGATACTTGTTTATTATTTGCTCGCAATCTTTATACCACCAAAGTAGCCAAGATCGCACCTTATACCACAAGTCTTGAGCCGGGAGAGAGAGTTTACAATGTTGCCGCCCCTGTTGGCATCTTCTACCAAGATGTTGTTCCTCTTTTAGAGGGCTTCTTTATGGGGAACAGAGACACTAGAGCATATTATTCTGTGCCTGCAATGGGCGGTAGTTCTGGATCTCCTATTTTCAACAGAGACAATGAAATCGTTGGTATGATTCACTCGGTTAATGTTTATTTCCCAGTTGTATCAGTTTCTCCACCACTTAAAGAGCTTAGAGCCTTTATTGTCAACGGCATAAGAAAAGGTGAGAGATTGAGGATTGGAGAGAAAAAAGATAAAGTTGTTGAGCCTTTTTGGAAAGGCTTGGGTCTGTCTGATATGAGTGAAAATAGTCTTTAGTATCGGGAGGGGGACTTGAACCCCCACGCTCAAAGAGCAACAGATTTTAAGTCTGTCGTGTCTACCTATTCCACCACCCCGACATATTATACAAGCTTATCCAGTTCTTTATTTGCGTAATTAATTATAGATTTTTGAGCAGACGCTAAGACACCATTATCAATAATCTTTACAGTATCTCCTAGATTAAAAACAGGCTCAATACCAAGATATTCACAAACTCTCATCTCAACTTCTGGTAAAGAACAACTCGTCGCAGCCCCTCCATTACCAAAATATGTTGGTCTAATCTCAAATAAGGCATAAACCGCATCACCGTCGCTGTCATCAAAGGGGACAACTTTAGACACATATTCACACTCTTCTAGTAAACTTTTTCTGGTTTCAAAATCAAACAAGAGATATCCCTTATTTTTAATGATCCATTCATCACTATTTAGCGCTACAATTACTTTGCCATATTTGCTGGCAGCTCTAAAAAGTAACAAATGTCCGAAATGAAGCGGATTGAAGGCACCACTTACTAAGATTGTTTTTTCACTCATGGGATGATAATATCATCGACAAGACCGTACTTTAAACAAGTTTTTGCGTCCCACCACAAATCTCTTTTTAGAATATCTTTGATTTTTGATTTAGGTATTTTAGTGTGTTCTTCGTAGATTCCGATGATCTTTTTCATCAACAACTCATTGTTTTTCATATCATCTTTCATCTCTTCAAACTTTCCCCACATTCCCGAAGACAACTGGTGGATGAGCATAAAAGCGTGTTCATGCATAAGCCTTTCTTCTGCTACAACGCTCATAATGGTAGCAGCAGATGCTGCACATCCGTCGATAATAGATACGACAGGCACTGGGCAGTTTCGTATGTAGTCTACTGATCCGAAACCAGAAAATACTGAGCCTCCATAGGAATTAATATGAAGGTTCAATTTAGGAGGACATTCGAGCTTGTAAAGTTGTTGAATATTGTGTAATTTTTGACCAGTTGTGTGAATCAACTTGTTTAGTGTTAAATTGTCTTGCCTAGTAACACCAGAGTAAAAATAAATCCTGTTGTGTTCTACAGAAACCCTACTATCATCTGATGATCCAGCCATCATTGTTGGTCCTTCATGCTCTTCTTTTTCATCTTCTGCTTCTAAATGCCAATATTTTTTCATAAAAACCTCTGTGTTTATACAATATGTAGTACGCCCGACAGGATTCGAACCTGTGACCCACGGCTTAGAAGGCCGTTGCTCTATCCAACTGAGCTACGGGCGCTTATAACTTAATATTTTTTTGTAAATGATCTCCCGCCTTTCGCATATCTGTTTCCAACTTATGAAGGTAGGCAGCAATTAGTAAAAATGTAGCAACAAAATCGATTTCTTCAATAGATAAAATCGTACTAAATTGCCTGTCGTCCCTATTTTTATGTTTATAAATTACATTAAAGTAATATTGATGTGTTCTAATGCCTGTCTTTTCAGCTAGCTCTGCATACGATGGATGGCAAGTCTTACACTCGTTTACCCAGACGTTTGAATGCCTTCTAACTTGTGAATAATCTTGTGCTTGAACAGCAAAGGGGGTGAGTACAAAAAGAATAGAAATAATTTTTATAACGCTCTTCATGAGAGACATTATAACTTATTTTTATTTCAATTTCAAGAACTTTTTCAATTCTTCAATTCTTTTCTTTGGAGATTTGAGACCACCGACGATTGTATACGCCACTAGCTTCTCCCTATCTGGGTCTTCATAAATACCTCTGTGGATGATGGCACCTCCAGTGAGAGTGGCTAGTGTATCAAATCCATATTCAATGTTATCCATTAAGCCGGGGACAGTTTCATATAGAACAGTTCCGCCGACAATAATAGAAGCAGCACCTTTAGCAGAAGTTAAATCAAAACCGCTTGCTAGCAGGGTTTTTTCTAAATTGTTTCGAAGACCTTGAGAAACGGATGTTGGGCTTTCCGGGTCCCTGATTGTTGTAGCCCCAAAAATCATACAACCCGCTGTTTTCATAATACTATCGTAATCTGCTGGATCAAAGACAGTATAATCAGAGTTTTTGGTACAAAGTAGGTTGAAAATATGAAATAGACCAGCGACTGTATTATTAAGTGTTGGCCAAAATTGCTTAACAGTCAGTCGAGGATATAATTTTTTGATTTTATCATTGTCAATAATGATAAGTGGGGCGAAATTACCTGCCTCTGCTTCTTTACAAAGCTCTGTCATTCTATTGTAAGAATTTTCTGCGACGATAGGAGAGGCACACTCTCCACTTGTTGGCAAAGAGGCGATGACGCCAACTCTTTCGCTGGGGTTTTCAACGCCGATATAAGTAAAATAACGCTTTGCTGTATCTAAAAGAGACATTACGCTACCTCCACCAGTGCCGCCGCCAACACCAACACAAATCAAAATGCGATCAATTTTATCACCGAAGATTTCTTTGTATTTGTTGAATACTTCTTGGCTTTTATCGTCGAATGCTTTCTTAGAAACAGCGTGATTTTTACCAGCTCCAGATGCGCCCTCATAAACTAAATGATGCTTGTGATTTTCTGGGAGTCCTAAATGATTGAGGTCTGATTGTGCTAAGTTAAATGCTATTGTTTTCCTGTATCCTAAATCAAAGAAAGCTTTTGCCATTCTTCCGCCACCTTGACCGGAACCAACAATGCCATATCGAATGGCTCCACCGCTTTCGTCTTCAACAAGGTCCATCTTAGATTGTTCAATCTCATCAATATCAATATCTTCGATATCTAGGGTAGGTAAATTTAAATCATTCATTTTATTAATCTCCTAAATGTTTTTCTAACGATAATAAATAGTTAGTGGTTAGCAAACATTTCATTTTTGTATTTTCGCTTTTGTATTCTCATTTTTCTTTTAAAATATTTTCTGTATTTTAACACAGCTTTAGCGTATTTTAAACCTTGTTTGTTCTTATTATCGCCTTTGCATCTAAATCCTGCGTTATATCCGCACAAAGCTGTTGTTTCGTTTCCTTTAGCATATTTATGAAGCCAATAGCTTAATATTTTAGATCCAACTCTAATTCCAGTTTCTGGATCTTTAAGTTCTTTACAAGTTAAATTTCTTCCTTTGTTGGCAAATTTCTTAGAGTATTTTGGAAGAACTTGCATGATCCCACAAGCATTTGCAGGACTTTTGGCTGTTGGGGTCCAAGCACTTTCAATTCTACCCACAGCAATGATAAGAGATGGGTCTAGATCATATGTTTTTGACATTTCTTCAATAATATGGGCATTATCACATATGACATCGGCATTTCTCATATCAATAGAAAAAACAGTCATACATATTAAAACAGATGTTGTAATCATAACACTTTCCTTTACTTTGAATGTTTATCCGCAATAGAAGCAGCGGCAAAAGCATAAGGTTTTATTCTACATTCATAACCAGAGCCTTTTACATAACCAACCAACATCTTAGCCAAATGACTAGTACCTTCGCTGTTTTCTTGTGGGCTAATATCTAAGTGTAATTCTAGTTTAGCAGTTGGAATTAATTCTACAATATGATTTGCTAGATTTATAGTCTTTTCTGCTTCCTTAATCATGCGGATACTTAGTTCAGGAAATTGTTTTTTATTTAGACTTGTTTTAATGTAAAAATATCTACCACCTTGCTGATTATCTGCTCCATATAAACAGATTGCGGTAGCAAATATACATTTATTTTTAACAAAAAAAGAGTCAGTACCAATATAGATAGTACCATTTAGCAAGGTATGTTCTTTAATCTGTTCTATAATATCATTAAAATCTATGATATCTTTAGAACCAGTATTCCAAGTAGTTTTTAACATGCTAATAATAACTAGTAATTAGTTGTTTTGAGGGTAGCACAGCAAATTTCCAATGTCAAATAAAAAATGAAAAAAGATCCAAAAAAGAAAAAAAGTTACAGTATTATTAGGAAGTTGAGAAAAGAAGGAAAACTTCCTGAAGAAATGGAAATATTCGTTTCTAACCTGTCGTTGGAGGATTTGATTGCGCTAAAACTAGAAATCTCCAGCAGACCTGTAAGTGGCAAATTATTTGGCATTCCTATTTGGAAATCAATACCTTTTATAGTAAGAGATGCCGTATTGAAAACTGCCATTTCAGTTTGTAGAACCAAAGTAGACGCAGCAAATCTTATTGGAATGGATGTTGATAAAATGGATAACTTGTTGAAAAAATACAATACAATAGACTTTTTTGAAGAAACTGATTGACTTATTATTTAAAATGTGTATAGTTATGAATAGGAAGTTGAAAGGCGTTATTAAATAACAAGAGAGGTTAACCTTCCATGCCCTTAACGAAGGGGATAAATATTGAAGAAGGGATAGCACGACGGCTCTGCGAGTATCCGTTCGCTTTTTAACGATGCCCCCTCGTTGATTTTAGGATGGCGAGGGGGCGAAGTTCTTTGAAATATGGGGGTGTACAGGTTTCGACTGGGTAGTGAAACTAATGTGTGCAAGGCAGAGGGCAGCGACGGTCTCTGTAAAAACGCTGAAACTAATAAGTGCTAATACTGACACTTACTCTGAATACGCACTAGCTGCGTAATCGGGGGTAGCCATACCTTCTAAACCAAAATGGCATATGGTTTCTTGCTTCCTTC